ACGCATGGAATACGACTACATTGTGACAAAAGTCGCGCGGTCGATAAACAGTGCGTCCTATGCGATAAGGCGGGTGACTGTTGACGGATGATAAACATCAGAATCCGAAACGCGTGGAAAGTCTCCAAACAGATAAAGGACTACACGCGCAGTCTCGGTGCAAAGCTGAACACTTTTCTCGAAAAGCTTGCCGACATAGGCATAACACAAGCGGCACTTCGCTTTCAAAACGCGGAGTATGACGGCTTGAACGATGTGGTTGTTGATTCTTCGCCTGAGTGGATTAACGAACATACTCTCGCAATCAATGCGTCCGGCGAAGCGATTCTCTTTATCGAGTTCGGAACGGGCGTATACAATCCCGTGACGCACCCAAAAGCGGACGAACTCGGTATGATTCGCGGTGCATATGGCAAGGGTTACGGTCAGAACTACACGTGGTACTATCGCGGCGTCCCCGGAACAAACGGAGAAGTTCTCGAAAATGGGAAGATAAAAACTCACGGCAACAACGCCAACCGCTGTATGTGGGATGCTTCCGAGGAAATGCGCCGAAAAATATACGATATTGCAAAGGAGGTATTCTCATGATTGACATTGAAAACGTGCTTTACACGGAGCTTTACAATGCGCTCAAAGAGAAGTTCCCTGCCCTAGCTATATCGGGTATTGAAGAACGCTTGCCATCGTCATTTCCGTTTGTGAGCATTGTGGAAGCGGATAATCTCGTCCGTCCAGACACTATAGACAGCTCCAATCGTGAAAATCACGTGAATCTGCTTTACGAGGTGAATATTTACTCCAACCAAGCGGGCGGACGCAAAACGGAAGCAAAGGCTATTCTCGCGGAGATAGACCGACAGCTCACTGCGCGCGGATTTTTGAGAACTGCGGCTCAACCTGTTTCTTTAAACGACGGCACTATTTACAGAATAATCGCACGTTATACAGGATGTGCGGACAAGAATAATGTTATCTATAGGAGGTAATTTAGATGGCTATACCTACCCCTGTAACCTCGATGGGCGTATTCCTGATGAAGAAAGGTTCAGGAAGCACTTGGGCAAAGCTCATTGACATAAACTCATTCGGAGACCTCGGCGGTACTCCCGAAACGCTTGACGCTACAACTCTTTCGCACCACGTATCCGTCAGCGTTCTCGGTATTCAGCAGCAGGACAGCATAGAGTTTGAAGCAAACTACACTCTTACCGAATACAAGGCACTTGTGGACGGTCAGAACACCGCGACAGACCTTTCTGTATGGTTCGGCGGCACAAACACAACAGACGGTACAATAACACCCACAGGCTCTAACGGTAAGTTTGATTTCAGTGGTATGTACTCTCTCAAAGTAAACGGCGCGGGTGTAAACGAGGTTGTTCACTGCACCATTACGGTGACTGCGCTGACAGCTCCCGCACCGGCAGATGATTAATTGGCGAAAGGATAATATAAACCATGGCTAACAGAACTACAATTCAGTTTGACTACAACGGAACAACATACACCCTCGGCTACACAATAGCGACGCTCAAAAGACTTGAAAAGAGCGGATTCTCTTTCGGAAACCTTGAAGACCATCTTCTGACGGCACAGGAAGACCTTTTCTGCGCGGCTTTCGATGCGTACCACAAGGCTGTTCCGAGAAACGAGAGAATAGCTATTTACAAGGAATTTGCCAATGCAGAGGACGGTGAAGACGGTGAGAACGCAAGCACTCTTTCCGATATCCTTTTCAGAATGGTGAATGAGGTAATCGAAGAAATGTCTCCCAAGGGAAACGTGAAGTGGAAGACGGTGAGGGGATAACACCATCTTCCGGCGGCGCGGGCAAAGCTGACGCTGAACAGGCAGTCTGCAAGCCGTGGTTTGCGGAGTACGCGGACAATCTATGCTCTTACTATATGTCGATAGGCGTTCCCTATGAGACGTATTGGGACGGAGATTTTACGGAACTGCGGTACTACCGAGAAGCAGAAGAATACAGACAGGAGCGAGATAATTATGCGGCGTGGTTACAAGGGCTTTATGTATACAAGGCTGTAGGTTGTCTCGCTCCTATTCTTCATGCTTTCGCAAAGCGCGGCACAAAGCCCGATAAATATCCCGAAAAGCCTTATTCCGCAACGGAGCGGCAGAGAAAAGCCGAAGAAGAGACAGAAAAGGCAAAAAAGCAAGCGGATGTGCAGAATCAAGCGTCTTCATGGATTTCCGCGATGCGACAAAAATTCTTAGGAAAGGAGAAAAAAGACAATGGCTGACGGAACAATAGACAATCTGCAAATAGTAGTTACTGCCGAGACGAAGAAAGCTGAAAGTGCATTGAAAAATCTGCTTAAAACGCTCGAACCGTTTAAAAAGTTTGCAAACGATATGGATTCGGCAAGCGGCATCGGCAAGATAGTCGACACGAACGGCATTAGAAACGGTACATCTGCGCTTAGAAAAATGAGCCAAGAAGCCGCCAATATGTCCAAGCATTACAAAGTGACGGTTGGTTCGTACAAGCAGCTTATCTCGATGAGCAAAAAACTGAAATCAAGCAGCGGGAAAATCACAGATGACTATGGTATAACTGGCGCTATCAACAAGTACATGGACGCGAGAAAAGCGAAAATTAGTGGCAGCGGAATGAATACCAGCGGAATATCCGTGCCGTTTGATTGGAGAAAATTCAATGCCGAAGCGAAAAAACAGGCGGCTGAAATACAAAAAGCTATGTATGATTCAACGCTCGATTCCATGTTTACCAAGCCTACTTCGGGGATGAAGAAGCAGTTTGACGACATACTTAAAACGGCGGGCAAAGAGACAAGTCAAAGCGACATACTTGACAGCCTTATCAAAAACGCCGAACAGCTTGACACTGTCGAAAAACCGCTAACTTCGATATCAAGGCGGTTCGACAAACTCAAAGATGACGCAAAAAGCGCGGCGCAGGCTATAAAAGACCTCGGCAAACAGATGAGCAAGAACTTCAAGAACACTGTTCTCAGCGAGGTTATGGGCAAGGTCGCGGGTTCGCTTGAAAGAATCATTCGTTACCGCGCTGTAAACGGTGTATTGAAACAAATAGCGCAGGCGTTCAGCGAGGGCGTAAACAACCTTTACCAATACAGCAAGGCTATAGGAACTGACTTTGCAAAGAACATGGACAGTGCCGCCACTTCCCTGCAATATTTCCGAAACTCGATAGGTGCTATGGCAGCTCCGATTCTCAACGCGCTTATTCCCGTATTCGATTCACTCATTGACAGAATAGTTGAGGGGGTGAACTGGCTGAATCAGCTTATCGCGAAAATGACGGGTGCTACCTCATGGACTAAAGCTATTCGACAGCAGAAAGAATATGCGGAAGCAACAAAGGATTCGGCGGCGGCTCAAAAGCAGCTCCTTGCGGGATTTGATGAGCTGAACGTTATATCAAGCACAAGCGGCTCTTCGGGCAGCACTACTCCCGACTACAGCGGAATGTTTGAAGAGGTATCAATGGACAACATTTCGTCAAGCGTCACGGAATGGTCGGACAGGCTGCTTAGCACATGGGCAACTATTAAAGAGTATGCCACTGAAATTGTAGCGGCTCTTGTGGGGATAAAGGTATCTGAACTGTTCGGTGGTGGATTAAAAGAATCTGTAGGATTAGCATTGTCATTTTCTGGATTTGCTCTTGAATATGACGCGGTGAAGAAAATCGCTAATGGCGAAGCTACAAAGCAGGATTTTCTCGATATGGTTAGAGGTGCGTTACAAGGTATAGCTGGATTAACAGTTGCTTTCGGTGTGAAGGGACTGGTTATAGGATTGCTCGCGAGTGCAGCTGTGTCTCTTTATTCATGGAAAACCACAATGGATGAAAAAGCAAAAAGGCAGTTTGAAAACAGCGAACTCGGCAAATTGCTGAGCGGAATGAATGAAAAGCACGAACAGCGCGTAAAACTTATCGAGGAAATTGAACTTGATATATCGCAAGCCGACCAAAAAATAGAAGACGTAAAAGGCAAGTATGCTGAATTGCGTGTTCTTCTCGACCAAGCATTTACTCTAAATGAAAAGTCTGACAAAACTATAGCGGACACACAGACACTCGCAGGACTTGTAGACACAATCAACAGCTACGGAACTGTTACGCTTGAATTCGACGGAACTCAAATAACTACCGCCAAGGATGAAGCTTTGAAGTTGCTCGATGCTCAGTACAAGCTCGATATGGTTGACGCTTATTCAGATGTGAGAAAGCAATACTATAAAGATTTGGCAAAAGCGACAATAGAGTACAACGATGCTTTGTCTGACTATAATACTTTGCAAGGCGAGTATAAGGATGTTCAGCAGCAGATATATGATAAGCTTCCCGATGCTATAAAAAAGTGGAATGATATCAACAGCGCACAGGACATCAATATAAATAACGTCGATAAGCTAATAGGAGACAAGTTCCCGAAATTAAAAACAGGTCTTGAAAACACCTATGGCGCAATGAAAGACGCGGCTACCGATTCTCACGAACTCTCAAAAAAGATGTATGACTTGCAGACAAAAGCGGACGATGCGACAAATCAAATTAATCTTTTGACGGATTCAGTGAATGCATTAGATGGCAAGTCTGCCAATGTTACCATAGCAGTAAGCGCGGATTTCAGCAAGGTTGAGGAAGCGCGAGACAAAATCCGCAAAACCAAAACTGATTCGATTATTGACGATTTGCTTTTCAGTTCTCTCGACAACCAGTTTGCGGACGGCGGTTTCCCGACTATGGGACAGCTTTTCGTTGCACGCGAAGCAGGGCCCGAACTTGTAGGCACTATCGGCGGAAGAAACGCTGTAGCGAACAACGGTCAGATTATAGCGGGTATTCAGGCGGGTGTCACAAGTGCAATGAACAATGTACTTCGTGCGAACGGCTCAACCTCGGACAAGGACACGGCAGAACAAAACAGGCTTCTCAGAGAGCAGAACAGGCTCTTGCAGAGAATTGCGGACAAGGAGCTTTCGATTTCCCCTTCCGTTGCTCTCGGACGCGCGGTGAAACGCTCCCAGAAGATGGTTGAACAGGTTACGGGTGGTTAAGCATGGCATCATTACTAAATTACGACATGGGATTAAAATTCGGAGGGGTGAGTATTCCCGACCCTTCCGAATGGAATCCCTCTATAGCCGACGTTGACGAGAGTGCGGAACGTGACGCGACTTCCGTTTTGCACCGAAACCGCGTCGGACAGAAAATAAACTTCGGTTTCAAATGGAACTGTCTGACATGGGCGGAAATGGCTTCGATACTGAACGCTGTCAACTCGGATAGCTTCACTGCGGTGTGTCCTAATCCTTATCAAAAAGGCGGTACGTACTCCGGCACGTACTATGCGGGCGACAGGTCAGCGGTGACGAAATACTACTGGATTGACAAAGAAGAGGTTGCGCGGTTCGATTTGTCGTTCAACATCATTGAATTTTAAAGGGGGGGGTAACGTGTCACAGGCTTTATCCAATCTTGCCGTGGGCGCGAAAGTCAAGTTCGGCAAGTATCAAGTGAACACAGAGGAAGCGCAGCCTATAATATGGACTGTTGTCGCGAAGAATCACGTTTCTACTCCGGCTTATCCGACAGATTCAGTGACGCTTCACGCTACAGAAATACTTGATTTAAGGTGTTTTGACGCGAAAGAACCGAATAATACAAACTCCAATAGAGTTTTATATGGCAACAACTATTACGCCGTTTCTAATATGAAACAATGGCTCAATTCGCGAGCTGACGCAGGGGCATGGTACTCAGCACAGCATAGTTATGACCAATCTCCCAATTCATCGACTTATGTAGATGCAGGCACACAGTATGCATCTAAAGAGGGTTTTCTAAATCTTTTTTCGGAAGAAGAGTATAACGCCATTCTCGCAACTACAATCCGCACAGCAAAGTCCACTGTTGATGGAGGTGGTTATGAGGATATATCTGTTAAAGTATTCCCGCCGTCAATAACAGAAATCGGGTTAGGTCAGGAAAACGATATTTCTGAGGGTGTCGCTTGGGGATATTACACAGAAGATTCTGCTCGTGCAAGCTACCTGACCACGCAATGCTATAACAATACCTTGTCGAGTTCTAAATCTTCGAGTGAAAACGCGGCATGGGGGTGGTGGTTGCGTACACCCTATTACTCGAATGCATGTGATATTTATAGTGTCGGCTCAGATGGAGGATTGGTCGTCTATCGTGCTTTCCGTGGTTACGTTGGCGTTCGTCCTGCTTTGAATCTCTCTTCTTCCCTGCTCGTTTCGGACACTGCGGATTCAGACGGATGTTATACGGTCGTGTTTGCGAACACTGTGACAGCACCGGCAACGCTGTCTATCCCTAAGTTAATCAAGGGCAGAAGCGCACTTATCGAATGGTCGGCGGTTGACGGTGCGGATTCGTACATCTTACAGCGAAAAACAGGTGCTGGCGGCTCTTACTCCGATAGATACAGCGGCACAAACACATATTTCGACGACCAGATACAAACGCGTTACTCAGTACTCGGATATCGTGTTTGCGCGGTGTCGGGAGAAAATCAGTCCGACTGGAACACGAGCGAAGACATAACCACTATAACTGCACCTAACACACCAGGCAATCCCGTAGTTCCCGACACTATCAATGCAGGAGATACATATACGGTTACATGGACAGCCCCCTCGGTCACGGCGGTTGAAGGCTATGAACTACAGCGCAAAATAGACGATGGAGACTACACCACCGTTTATAAAGGCGCGAACCTGTCATATACCGACACGGCTCAGTCCACGTGGACTAAAGTGCAGTACAGAGTGGCGGCTTATACGGACGGAGATGTATATTCCGCAACGTGGGCAGCTTCAAGCATACGAACAATCACCTCAACACCGACAGCACCCGACGCTCCGGCAACCATCACTGTTCCTTCTTCAATCACGGTGGGAGACAGCATATCCGTCTCGTGGAGCGAAGTATCGGGCGTGGGCAGTTACAAACTCGAACGCTCGACTAACGACGGCGATTTCACTCAGGTGTACAGCGGAACTGCGACTTCGTACACTGACACTGCTTTGTCAACATGGAGCAAGGTTCAGTACAGAGTTTCTTCAGTCAAAGACGGTGTATCGTCCGATTGGATGACGAGCGCAGAGCAGACAGTCAGCGCAAAAGAACCTGAACCGACAGCTCCGGCAATGCCCGAGACTATAACAGTTCCTACTCTAACTGCGGGACAGACGGCAACAATCACATGGGCGGTTGTTTCCAACGCAGCAGGATATGCGCTACAACGCTCTGTGGATGGCGCAAGCTACACGACGGTATATCGGGGCGAGAACACATCTCACACCGACACAATAGGCTCTGCGTGGCTCACGGTGCAGTACAGAGTGTGTGCTTACGATTCAAGCAACAACAGTTCCGACTATAAGGCTTCGGATGTGATGAACGTATCTCAGCCTATCACGGGATTGCTTGAAGCTATACGCGCCCACGCCGAGCAGGACATCAAGATAACGTTTGCGGACAACACGGTTCTCGGCAAAACGGACGTTGCCATAACAGGTGACGGTGTGAAAATAACCGACGTACTGAACGGAGACACGGACTACACGTTTGGTAAAGCTGTTTGTAAACAGGTTGAAATGACGTTGTTCAACACCGACAACAAGTTTAACAACTTCGACTTTACGCAGGAATTCACTTTACAGATAGGCGTTAATGTCGGAACGTCCTTCCAGTATATAACGCTCGGCATATTCAAGGGGGAGAGACCCGACAAGGTACGCGGCAAGCTCATTGATTTCACTGCGTATGACCGTATGCAGAAATTTGACGTTTCCGCTTCGGATTTCATCGAAAATCTGGAATTCCCCATAACTCTCGGCGTGGTTTTGTCTTCGCTTTGTACAACTGTGGGTGTAGAAACTGCTACGACAACGTTTACAAACTCAGCAAAGAACTTTACTTTCAATCCGTTCTCAACGTCGGACTACACGGCGCGTGAAGTGTTAGCGTGGATTGCAGAAGCGGCGGGATGCTATGCGAGAGTAAACGCCGACGGCAAACTTGAATTAAACACGTTTACAACAAACTCTTACAAGATTCTCAAAACAGACCGTTTTGAAATGAGCGAGAGTGAGTTTGAAACTCCTGTTATAGGCAAGCTTGAATGTTACACCTCTTACGGAGACCAGCTCGTGACTGCGGGTACGGGGACGAACACTTATGTTATCAGCGACAATCCGTTTTTGTATATTGAAAACGATACGGAGATATCCTCGCTCCAACCTTATGTGAACGCGATATTTGCAAAGGCTTCACTCTTCCCTGCTTATTCTCCTATTGCTGTTCGCGCTGAATGGTATCCCGAAATTAAGTGCGGAGACATTATCACCGTGGTTGACGACTACGACGAGGTGAAAACACTTCCGATATTCTCCCAAACCATCACATGGAACGGATTCGGCGAGGTCGAGTATGAATCGACAGGCGGTTTGACACGCGAGATAGAACCTGTACAGCAACGCGAACTTGAATCTATCAAGAAGTCAATGTTGCGCGGAACGGATTTATCTACGGCTGTCGAGAGTTATTTGAACACGCAGGAGGGCAAAGCTTCGATAACTTCCGCTGTTGAAGGCAAGTTTGTTGAGGTGTCAAGCGGAAGCACGATAACCACAACGACGGCTATCGAACAGCTCATACAGAAGACGGAAGAGGGGATTGAATCGCAGATTTCCCTATCAGCTTCCTACGGTTCGGGGACAATCGGTTCAAATGTCCGCGCACTTCTGACACTGTTTGCTAACGCCGACAGCTCATCAATAAGACTTTCGGCGAATGCGCTTGACCTTACCGCCACGGAAACTGCGGGAAGCTCATCAACAGAAGAAGTGGGAACGTATGACCAACACCCCGACGGCATTCCTGTTATACCAGACAATGAATATGACTTCACGAAGACTTCTGACGGATATTATACTTCACAGAACACAGGCGTGCATAATTCCTATGCATATGGCGGTTTAGTGTTCAACTTTACTCAGTCAACAACAATCACCATACGCTGCATTTCATACGGTGAATCTGAACACGACTACGGTATAGTCTCAAACCTCGATACCGAGCTGACTTTATCTGAAACGGCGGACACAACAGGTGTTAAAAAAGCATTCTCGGGAGAAAATGAATCAAGTTCAAGTTATGTTGACTTGACTATGACAGTACCAGCGGGAAGCCACTATATCACATTCAAGTACATCAAAGATTCGAGTGTGCATAAGAACGGCGACTATTTCAAAATAAAGTGTTTTGTTCAAAAAACGTCACGCGGTAAGGCTACAATATCACTGAAAAGCGGTAATGTTCAGATTTCGTCGGCTGACATCAACTTCAACGGACTTGTAACGTTTACAGACCTATCGACAAGCGGCGCGACTACAATTAACGGCGGCAACGTTACCACGGACAATCTATATGTGAACAAGGTATTCTTTGCAGAAAACGAAAATTATACCATTGTGACCTCTGGTATGAACGGCGAAAATGGAGTTGTTCAAGTCGGCGTACAGTCTCCGATATCGGGCATGGCGGCGTTCCTTGAATTGTACGGCTCGTTCATCTATTTCAAAGACCCCGACAATTCGTCTGCAAGCCATCAGCTACAGGTGCAGACGAGTAATCAAAAAATAATTCCGGGAAGTGACGGAGACTGGGTTATAGGCGGCGTGCAAAATTATTTCAAAACGCTATATGTCCAGAAAATAATCTTTGGAGATAATTCGTCACAAACAACAGCACCTTAAAGGAGAAACTACAACATGAAAATGTCAGATTTAATTTATGCACAAGAGGCTTTCAGAAAACTCTGTGCGCAGAACCTATCGCTGAAAACGTTGTACAAGATGTTCGGTTTTCTCGATAAGATAGAAGCTCAGATGAAGTTCTACGACGTTCAGAGAATGCGACTTCTCGGAGAATATTGCAGGCTTGAAAACGGCAGATATGAACCAATTCCCGAGACGGAAGCGGGATTCAACAAGAAGTTCAACGAACTCATGAATCTTGACGTTGACCTCGGAGATACCGAACTCCCGATAGAGATATCCGAGAGCGAGAACATAAAGCTATCCTACAGCGACTTAAACGCGCTGCGGAAATTCATTAAACTCACAGGAGGTGAAAATGAATGCTAACCACAATACACATAGCCGTGCGTGACAGAGTGCCGACAATTACGGAAGGAGAGGAGGTTATATCTCACAACTCGGACTACGAGATTGAGTTTGACTTTGACGAAGAGTGGCAAAGCAATGTCAAGACCGTGTACTTTATCTGCGAAGACGGGAGCTATCAAGCTGTCGTGATGAGCGGCAACACTTGCGACGTGCCTATGATGGCGGGAGAACACAGGCGTATCTTTGTCGGCGTGCAGGAGGGGACATCGGAAAAGCCCGGTGTACTCAAAACCACGCGCCCGTGCTGTCTCAAAGTCGCAGACAGTATCGCGGACTATATCGGTCAGCCGATACCAGACCCCGCGCCGAGCGTATACGAGCAAATCATAACGATGCTCGAAAACCTCACCACCCCCACATGGGAGACGGTGTAGAACAAGCCGTTCTCCACCCTCGGCGATGGGCTGACGGTGGACGAGGACGGCGTGCTGTCGGCTACTTCGTCTATTATACTTTACAAATATTATGACGAAAACAGAAATGTAGCTATAGGTTATAATACAGAAGATTTAGATAAGATTTGGCGAGGTGATAGTGAATTTGCTAGTATTCTGCTACGGGGTGATGACGGTGATCTCTATAGCTTATTAAGCTGTGCATATGATTATAAAAGGCAATGCCTTGTTTTAAGCTTTGATGACACTTTAAACTACAAAATCCATATGATAGACATGGTACATACTGACGATGGATATACTCTGACATACTATGAGACTACATACAGAAATTATGAAACTCCATATAAAGTCGAAAAAGAAATTGTTGTTGGTGCTAATTCATCGATTGCTTCTTTGAATAACTCAGATATAGCATCATTTCCGTCGTTTACTGTGGGCGACACTGTGGACATTACTGTTAATGGCACAAAATATTCTCTTACGGCTTATACTCCCGCAGATGCACTGCCAACTATTGCGGCAATTGGTGACGATCCGACTACGGAAAATCCTGAGTATGGATGGATTCTTTCGACAAATGGCGATAGAGTAACATTCGGTAATAACACAGATGCTGAAATGACGATTCAATTCATTGGAGTTACTGGCGAGATGGCTATCAACCCGAAGTATATCAAGGATATGTATTATGAAACCGAAGGAAGTGATATAACAGGCTATTCGATTACTATCGGTGTAGTTAATTCAGAGACAACGCATGATGAAATTCCTTTTGAGATGGGACAGAAGTGGAGTATTTATTACAATGACACGAATTTATACGAAGAAAACGTAGAAGTACAGAAGACTTCTGACGGTATGTTATACATCGGAAGCTACCCGACTCCTGCACCGTATTATGTCACAAAGACAGCTTCGCGTATACTCCAGACATGGCAGAACAACTCACAAGTCGACAATTTGAAATTGGTATGCACTAAGAGCGCAAAGGAAATAAAAACTATTCCGATTAAATATCTTCCCAGTGAGGTACTTACCAAAACCAACGAAGCAGAGTACACTCCTACGGAAGACTACAATCCTGCTACTAAGAAGTATGTTGACGACAGTATTAAGCAGCCTGATTGGTATGAGTTTGATAAGACAAACCCTGCTTATATCAAGAATAAGCCGTTTGAGGATAATGTTGTTGATATAACAGGCGACGTTTCCAACGACAAATCCACTCTATATTTAACAGAGTTGAAAGATAAAAATAATAAGTATCTATATTATGTAGATGGAAAATATAGCGATGATGAGACAATTCTATCAGAAAATGGACTGTCTGTTAAAAAAAGTTATAGCGGCACAAAAAGTGTAGTAAAGAAGAGTTCGACATCTGTTATAGATTTAAATAATGTAAAGGTTTATAGGATTGATAGTTTTACTACTATTCCGTGGCATTATTTGCCGTTAGGAACTGAAGATAAGACAAAGTTTTATGAAGGAGGGGGACAGGGGAATAGAGGAATTTTTATGGCAGCTCGATGGGATAATACCGATCCTCCTTCATTAAGCAATCTTCAACCTTGCTATTACTACGAATTTGATGATTCGTATAGCTTATGGGTAAAAAAAGAACTGAAAGTATTTAGTAATTTTACATTCAATTCTAACGCGCTTGGACATTATGATAAATATCAGATTTGCTATTCAACAGCTATTGGCGACGCTTGCACGGAATTAGGAATAACCGAGGATGATCTGCCGATAATGTCTTACTTAATGAGTTATACGACAGGAGGCCCTCCAGTAGCGACATATTTTATTGAGACTGCAACCAACAAGAGATTTAAGGCTACGTATAAATTTGGTACAAGTGCATGGAGCTACATTAAGAAGCTTAACAGTGGATCTTCCGCTTTTTACATCAATGTTTCGTCAACGACGGACGACAGCGGAAATACTACGTATTCGGTAGACAAAACTGCCACAGAAATCTATGAGGCTGTTAGTTCCAATGTGGTTATGTATGCCGTTGTGAAGAATAGTGCGTCGGCTCAATCACCTGATAATGACTATTTGTTACTATATCGTTATAATGCAAATACAAATCAGAACACGGGCAAAACAGCTATAGCACTTCACTTTAAAGGGGATACGCAAACATTCGACATCAACTTATCTCATAGTGATAGCGAAACGACATTAACGAGTTTAGGTTTACAAAATATTGTTAGTTCGGCAATATTTATGAAATTGGATAATGAGGACGGAAGTACAACAGTTGCTCTCAATGCGGATCCGCTTGATGTATTTTTTGGTGAAAATGTTATTCCGGTTGTTTTAAGAGATCGATCAGCTGAATACCGTATATCGAACATTATTTATAATAACATTGGGGTTGTATGCTACTTTGAAGATATAGGCGGCAAGAAAATTCATAAAGTAACTATAGATATGGATGAATTAACATTGTCATATTCTGAGGAAACGGTAGATACAAGCGCATCTATCACCTACGACGAACAAACAGGAAATTTACAGATAGGAGGTTAAAATGGCAGAGACAGAAATTAAATCAATAAATGGGAAAACTTTGGCTGATGTCACTGCTCGTGAGAAAAAACTTGACAAGAATCAAGGTGCAGATAATGCGGGTAAAATATTAGGTATTGGAGAAGATGGAAATGTAACTCCGCAGGACAAGCCCGCATACACGCTCCCTCAGGCTACATCAACGGCTCTCGGCGGTGTAAAAGCTTCTGAAAAAACTAACGAAATGACGCAACAAGTTGGTGTAGACGAAGAAGGAATTTTGTGGACTACAAAAACACCAAATGTGGCAAAGTGGGCATTGGCTGATTTGCCGTTTACGGAAAATGAAATTTCTGACACATTAAGCGGCGCAGGATTCGTGACGAACCCGACTAATTTTGAAGATGGGAAAACCTATTTCCGTTATCATGCCGGAGCTACGAACTTTACATGGACGAATCCTAATCCGCAGGTTGGCGCTGTAAAAATAACCGTTTTGTCATGGAAGCAATGGGATAAGACAGCTACAGGAAATTCGTCGCGTCTGAATATTATTTACTCAGATGGCTCTAAAGCATTATTCTCTCCGAAAAATGGCATAGTAAGTACATATACAACTAACGCAACAAAAACGCTTAGTCAGATTAAAGGAAACTACGATATTGAAAACTGGGTACTGCTTGACATGGATGTTATGTCTATAGTGGCGGATTATGACGCACCGAGTGGCTCTTCTGTTACGACAGACAGCGAACTCTCGTTGACATCGGAAAATCCCGTGCAAAACAAAATCGTCACGTCAGCACTCGCCGAAAAGATTACTGCTCCGTCTACGGCATCCGTTGGGCAGATTATCAAAGTTAAGTCTGTCGATGATGCGGGCAAGCCGACGGAGTGGGAAATGGCGGATTTGCCGAGCGGGGGCGGGGGTGGAACATATAAAATATTATACAGCGCAACCCTTGATCAAGCGGCGGTTGTGAGCGTGGATATGACAGAAGATGCGGCGGCGTGTGGCGAGTATACAGTAAGCTTGGCAATACCAAAAGGAGATGCTGCTGCCTCTTACACACGCCAGACAACCGTGGCGGGAAGCGATGCTTGCGCGACTAACATTGCTACGATTAGCAACTCGTATGGTACACTGCAACTCATCAATGTGAAGAGATATAGCGACCAATATAATTTAATCGAGTTTAATTTTGTGAACACAACATCGGAGACACCAGCACTTGATACAGCAGAAAGGGTAAACTGGGCAGCAAAACGAAAGTTTGTGAGTCCTGTATCATCGGCGAGTGTTTTATTTAACTCTGCAATCGAACTTCCGGCGGGGACAATTATACGTATAGGAGGTAAATAAATGTCAAAAGTAGTAACACACAACGGGCAAATCGTCACGTTGGAAGGCAAGGCAATCACCGAAAGGAGAACAAAATGAAAATATGCATTAACGGAGTAATCCGCGACATGACAGCGGAAGAAGAAGCAGAATACAACGAAATGGCGGCAAAGGCAGAAGCAGAAGAAAAGCACCGTCCGCTCAGCGAAAGCGAAGTAATGTTAATGCTCATCACGGCGCAGATTAATACGCTGTCCGTTGACGACGCTACGGCTGTGCGCATGACGGCGTTTTATCCCAAATGGGCAAAAGACACGGAGTACACGGTTGGATACAAGGTGCAGCATCTCGGTAAGCTTTACAAGGTCATACAGGCGCACACCTCGCAGGAGACGTGGACACCCGACATTACACCGGCACTGTACATGCGCATTGACGAGGTACACGACGGTACCAAATACGACCCGATACCGTATGACGGCAACATGGCGTTGGAGAATGGCAAGTACTATATCGAAGACGGCGTGGTGTACCTCTGCAACAGGGATACGGTTAATCCCGTGTACAATGCGCTCAGTGAGTTGGTGGGAATTTATGTGGAGATTGTGGAAGTATGAAAGAGGTTATAATGATAATCATAAAATGGCTCATCCCTGCCGTGTGTGGCGGTATGCTGACATGGGCGGTTACATACATCAAACTCCGAAAGAAGCGTGATAGCGCGCTCGAAGACGGTGTACAGTGTCTGCTCCGCGCGGAAATCATCCGTAACCATGACAAATACATCGACAAGGGGTACTGCCCTATCTACGCAAAGGAAGCTCTGAAACGAGCCTACGCGGCTTACCACGAACTCCACGGCAACGACGTAGCGACACAGCTTTACAACGAAGTCATGGCACTGCCGACAGACCCGCCGCACGAGGGAGGTAACGCGCAGTGAAAATGAATCTACCTTATCAGTCCGGCAAGGTCACGCTCACCTCACACTTCGGGTGGCGAACGCTCAACGGACAGAAAGACTATCACAAAGGCGTAGACCTTAGCGGTACGGACAAGACCCTTGTTGCACCTTGTGACGGAGTGATAGGCTCGTCGACAATCATCACGGACAAGAGCAATCTCACGTGGCAGTGGGGCAATTACATCCGCATTGACACAGCCGACGGTTTAAAGATTTTTATGTGCCACATGGCGCAGAGAAAGGTTAAAGTCGGTCAAAAGGTCAAGGCGGGGGACGTGGTCGGAATCGAGGGTAACACCGGCTACTCCTTCGGCAGTCACTGCCACTTCGAAGTCCGCAAAAACGGCGAATCCGTAGACCCCACTCCCTATCTCGGAATCCCGAATGAGTGGGGACAGTACGATATCAAAGCCGCGCCGAAAGAACCGGCAGTCTACAAGGACAGCTACGACAAGGACGGTATCACATACACCCGCGCGAAAGACTTTGCGATAGTCTATCACGACAAGGACAAGCGCAAAAGTGTTGTGAAGCGATACATCAACGGCGGATTTTTCGCCAACTACCGCACGGAGGGCGGCGAGGTATACACGCTCCCCGTTGCCAATCTCGCGTGCGACATCAAGGAAATCCCGTCGGTGGCAAAGGACAATCTCTATGAACACGTATACGGAAATCATCTTGTATACGGTGTCGCCGATAATGCCACAAAGCAGTTTGCGGGTAAAAAGGTGTCTACGCTCCTTGTGCCGTACTCTGGAGACCCCAAAATCGAGCGCGTCGACAAAATCCCGTCGGGAATCAAGTATGCCGTGAGCGGTGTGCCGGTTGTAATCGACAAAAAGCCTGTCGATATGACCTATGTCAATGCGGAGGGATGGGATGGCTCCACCACCTACGGCACATCAAGAAATATGCTCGGAATCCGAAACGGCGAGATATGGGTGCTTACCTTGAAGACCACATCGGCAAACTACATCAAGTCGGGTGAGGTTTGGAAGAAGATACAAGGCGAGGGATTTGAAGACGTTATCGCTCTCGATGGCGGCGGCTCATACATCCGTGTCGAGGGTATCACAAGACGTTCGACAGGCGGCAGTCGCGCAATCAACAATATCATTGCGTTTTAACGCATTAACGGACTGTTTAACACTAATCTAACGTTTATTTAACGCTAATTTAAGTCTTATTTAAAACCATGAAGAAAAAAGACGTTGAATACTCAAAACGTCAGCTATCGGCAATAGTGAAGCTGTGGTTTGCGGGTGCGATTTTCGGAATGTGCTATTGTATAGTGCAACTGATTATCGCTCCCGACACGGCTACGCTTGACGGACTGCTGACTTACATCGGCGCTCCCATGAGCTGTGGTGTGGTGACGTATCTCATTAAGTCGGCGATGGAAAACCGCGAGAAAATCAAGCAGGAATACCGCTCCGACTACGGAGAAGAAGAAATAACTTACGAAGACGAAATAGGAGAGTAGTATGGACAAAATCAATTGGAAGCAGAAACTTACATCCCGCAAGCTGTGGGTAACTATCATCGGTATCATAATCGGCGTGGCTATGAGCTTCGGCGTGGGTGAGAGCGACTATGGAGAAATCGCGGGCAAAGTTGCGGGTGCAATTACAGCGATAAGCTCAATTATCGGCTACATCTACGGCGAGAGCAAAGTTGACGCGGCGCGAATTGACGCAGAAGGAATCAAAAGCATAATCGACACTGCCGAAAAGGAGGACAGCAAGGAGGGATAAGGTTGACCGACCATGCGAAACGCAGACAAGCGGTGCATAGTGTCGGCGATACTCAGGACATAGCAGACGCTATTGACCGATGCAATCTAAAGCCGGAGTACAAGCGGCTACTCAAAATACTGTACGTTGACAATGGGTGCCTGGAGGATGTGTGTGAAGCTGTGGGGCGAGAGTACACCACCGTATCGAAATGGCACAAGGCGGCTCTCATCAAGCTCGTGTACATTTTGCAGAAGTCTGGCAAGTTGTAAGCAAGTTAGAATCATATCGAAAACGCACTATATTGCGGCTGTTTGAATTTGCAATGCGCTAAATCAAGTTTGCAAGCAAGTTGTGAGCAAGTTAAACTCAAACTAAACTCAAACCAAATGCAAAAACAGTGCAAATAAAGTGAAAATCTCTTGAAAGAAAGAATCTCTCTGCGATGGTACAATTGTATCAGATACAGAGAGATTTTTTTCTTTGGAGGAAATATGGCGTACAACTTTGGCTACAACCAAAATCCGTACTACAGCGGTTATAATCCGCCGATTCAGCAGGTGCAACCGCAACAGACAGCACCACAGCCGCAGATGCAGAACGGATTTATCTGCCGCCCCGTCACAAGCCGCGAGGAAGCACTCGCAACACCTTGCGATTTTATGGCGGCGGGAGTGATTATGCCGGATATGGCTCACGGCATGATATATCTCAAACGATTCAATCAGCAAACCGGCGCGTCGGATTTTGCGGATTTTGCGTATACACCTCCGACAGCTCCGGCTAAAGACACGGCAGACTACACGCCCCGCGCGGATTTTGACAAACTTTGCTCAGCTTTTGCCGCTCTCCAAACAGAGGTCGAGAAAATAAAAAATCCCACAAAGGGAAAGAAAGAGGTAACGGAAAATGCCTAATATCAATCCCGCGATGCTTGTAATGCAGGCTCTCGGCGCGGGTCAGCCGCTGAACAACATCCTCGGTAATCTCGCGGGGCAAGGGGCGCAGTATGCGAAAGCCGTTGAACTTATCAAGGGCAAGGACGCGCACCAGCTCCAAACCATGGCTCAAAATATGGCTAAGGAGCGCGGCATAGACCTAAGCGAGCTTATGCGCTCACTCGGTATCAGCAAATAACAACAAATACAAGCAAATATCAATAAATAACACTTCCCTTTTCGGTTTGACTGGAGACCTGATTAAAAAACTGTCCAAAATCAATTTTTGAACATCACGCGAAAGCGGATGAAATAAATCGAAAAGGAGAAAAGAACATGGGCAACGAACTTTTGACAGGCTTCCTTGCGGGTCAGAGCGACGGCGGAAGCAACCGCAACGATGGCGGATTCTTCGGCGATTCGGGTCTTTGGGCGGTAATCATCCTCGCCATTATATTTGGTTGGGGTCGCAACGGCTTCGGCGGAAACGGCGGCGATTCATCCGGCATGGGCGCACTCCCCTACGTAATGGCGGCAGGCACTCAGGGCGGACTGACACGCGCAGACCTCCAGAGCGAGTTTGGATTCAACGGACTTGAGAACTCCGTGCGCGGCGTGCAAAACGGACTTTGCGACGGTTTCTACGCGCTGAATACATCTATCCTCAACGGCTTCCACGGCGTGGACAACGCGGTTTGCAACCTCGGCTATCAGACACAGCAGGGATTTAACGCAAACAACGTCGCTATGATGCAGGGATTTAACGGCGTAGAGCGCGGACAGGCGGCTCTCGCGACGCAGCTCCAGCAGTGCTGCTGCGAGAATGGTAGAGCGATGGAGCGCGGATTTGCCGACGTTGGCTACCGTATGGCAACCGACACCTGCGCGATTAACACCAACGCCGCTAACAACACGAGAGACATCATTGACGCGATGAACTGCGGATTCCGCGGAATCAGCGACAGACTGACAGCACAGGAACTCGCGGCTAAGGACGCGCAGATAGCAGCTCAGACACAGAAGATATTTGGTTTGGAACTTGCCGCTTCTCAGCAGGCGCAGAATCAGTACCTTGTATCTCAGCTCGGCTTTAAGGCTCCCGTACCCGCGTTTCAGGTCAATGCACCTTGGCAGTACACAGGTTGCAACTCCGGCTGTTCCGGCTGTGGCAACTACTGATTCACAACTCCGGCATTAAGCCGTGACCAACTTCGGGGGAGCGGCGCACCGCTTCCCTTTTGATTTTTTTGGAGGTATATAAAAATGGCTTGTACAAATGTATGCAGACTTTGCCCGCGCTTCATTTTGTCGCAGTCGGTGTCCTTTACCGGCGGCAACTTGATAATCAATCTTCCGGCGGGCGCGTATAATGCGGGAGAAAAATATTGTATCGTCGTAGCGCAGGCGATTCCGACGGCAACGACAATTAACGCTCCCGTGTACGTCACAATCGGAGATGGTACTACCCTATATCCTTTGACTAACCGTTGTTGCGCTCAGCTGACTGCCTGCTCGATAAGGACACGCACGAGATACAGCGCAAACGTAGTCACGACACCGACGGGCGGAAGCTTCCGTTTGCTCGGCAGACCCGCGTGCGCTCCGAATAATGACTTGCGCTCAATCAACGGCACAGCACCGACTACCACCACAACGGGAGGTGAAACTGTATGAAGAGAATGAATCCAAACTGGCTGCTCATGATGTCAAGTAACAAGGACAAGCGCGGTGAATACGGCAGACAAGAGCGTGACTATGACCGTGACCGCAAACAGCACGATTATGACAGATACCCCGAGTATGACCGTCACCGTCAGCCTGACTATGACGAGTACGACGGCTACGGCAAGCGCGACTACTACGGCGAGTACGGCATGAGAGACCGCCGAGATTATGACGGGCGTGAGCGCGAGGGTTACGGCAGACGCGGGAAAAAGCATGACAAGTTTACCCGCGAAGACGCGGACGAATGGACGGAGAAAATGAAAAACGCCGACGGGTCGAAAGGAGCGCACTGGACGTTTGAACAGACAGAACAGGTGCGCAAACAGCACGGTTATGACTGCGACCCGAACGAGTTTTACGCGGCATTAAACATGATTTACTCCGACTATTACAAAATAGGCAAAGAGTTTAATCTCAACTCCGTTGACTTCTATGCGGCAATGGCTCACGCATTCCTCGACGATGAGGACGCGACGGAAAATAAACTTGCGAAATACTATGAATGCATAGTTGAGTAACGTTGACAAGCATTTAACAAACGCGAGTAAAGCAAAAAAGAGGACGGTTTAACAACTGCCCTCTTTCTGTTTGTCAATAGGTTTGTCAAGTTTTTCTGAACATTTACAAACGTTGTTCAACGTTGCGTTTTCGGCATTTGCCTAAAATACTCTTCCCTGTCAATGCGTTTGCAAATCGTTTGTCAATGCGTTAAAAATGTTGATTTAGGCATTTGTAAATGTTGAAATAATGCCTTGACAAAGCGCGGTGGAAGTCTTAAAATAGCAAATAGAAATTTTTTTCACTTTCTTTATTTGCCAAGTCGGAATGTAACCGCGAGTTTTCCACAGGACACGAGTTTTCCACAGGCTAAATCTGCGACACTTTAGTTTGTGAAAATCCATTATACCTTATTACTTATTATAGAAATATTTATAATATAATTATTTATTATAATTAAAGTAGAAAACCGTTAAAAGGGACGTTTGGTTATTGTAGAGTAAAATTAAAAGGGACGTTTGGTTATTGTAGAACGGTTTTTTTGCGTTTCAGATTCACGTCAATTCTCGCGATTTCTCGCAAAAAAGTTTTCAACAGATGGTTTTCCACACAGTTACCAACATAGTTTTCAACATAGTTTTCAACAGGAGGGAACGAAAATGTATGAATCCAACGCAACAACCGACAGAGAAAGGTATGTTGTGAAGAAAAACGAGCTGATTCAGAGGTCAAAGTACATACTGACGGCGCAGGAGCAGAAGCTGTTATCGCTCTTGATAAGCAAAATAAAACCCGAAGATACGGAATTGTATGTGCAGGAGTTTGATTTACGCTATATTTGTGAATTGTTTGGCATACAGGTTGCCGGAAAGAACTACAAAGACCTCAAAGACAAGCTGAAAGCCATGAGAGACAAGTCTTTTTGGATTACAGACCCCAAAACGGGCAAAGATAGCTTGTGTGGATGGATTTCTTCCATATCGATTTCGCGCAGTGATATGACCGTGCAGGTTAGGCTTGACCCCGATTTATCGCCTTTTCTTCTGCAAGTCAAGGAACTGTACACGATGTACAAGCTAAAATCCGTGATATGCCTTGAATCAAAATACGCTATTCGCTTTTATGAGATATTAAAAAGCTACTCAAACATCGGAGAATACACTGTCGAACTGAACGATTTGCGAGAGCTGTTGCAAATCGACGGCTATTCAGTCTACAAAGACCTGCGCGAAAAGGTTATAGACAACTCCGTACTTGAAATCAACACAAAAACAGACATCAACGTAAACTACGAACCGCTTCGAACGGGAAGAAGCATAACGCATCTCAAGTTTACCATCACGAAAAGTAAGGAGTAAACCATGAAATATCTTACCATAGCTGAATTCGCCGACAAAGCAGGAGTTACAAGACAGTCGGTATACCAAAGATTAAGCAGAAACGGACTTGACGGATATCTAAAAGTGGACGAGGACGGAGTAAAAAGAATCTCCGAAGAAGCATTGAAACTATATAACAACGTCAAACCATGCGAAGCTATCACAGAAACAACGCAGGATGCTCCACAAACGCGCGAGAACGGAGAAAGTGCGAAAGATGAATACTTGACTGCCAAAACAATAAAGAGCCTGCAAGAGACTGTAGAAGCTCTTAGAGACGTTGTGAACAGGCAAGCGGAAGAGCTGAATCAAAAAACTGAAATGCTCGACGAACGCGACAGACAAATTGCCGACTACGCCAGCAAATTCGCCGAACTTGCTCACAACGCACTACAAACCGCTGTGCAGGCTCAAACACTCCACGCGGTTAGTGAATCGGATAAACTTGTTAAATCCTCTCAGAGCGAATTGCAGGGCGTTGTAGCAAACGAAAATGTGGCTGCTCGCGAAAATGAATCCGATTTGGCAATTGAACAGAACGGTAAACATGGGTTGAAATGGTTGTCAAAGCTGTTTAGTAAACATTGAACAACGTTGATAAACCTGTTGACAAATGCGTTTAAGCATGCTATAATGGCTATGCAAGATAAACATTGGTTGTTCTTCGTATTGAAACTCCTTTCTTTCAAAATATCCGAGCAAAACAGACGAATTCACTGTAAGACCGCTCGGATATCGCGCTATACGTTCAACGGCAGACGATACCAGAATGTGTACAACGGCGGTTCAACTCCGCAAAGCGCGAATAAACATGGCTGTGTTCCTTTCGGCTTTGTTTTTTTGTCGGCGGCAGCTTTTGAGCTGTCGCACATGGGAACGGCGAATCGGTCGTTTGGTGGTCAACAGACTGCTTACGAGGGTTCAACTCCCTCCGTTTCCTTTCGTGGTTTCTGCCATGAATGTCTCCTCCTTTGTTTTTTGATTTTGCTGTGCAAAAAAGAGCGTTCTTCTGAATTGACGCTCTTTTTGTTTTGTCAAATTATTTGTCAATGTTGAATTAGCGTTTACTAACAGCCTAAATTGTCGAATGTAGAAACGTAACATTTTTATATTATCTTTTAAGATGGTATATCAAAAACAGCTATTGCCTTTTAAGAGTTGGCGTGCTAAACTTGAATTAGCAAATATTACCAGAAGAAAGGAAATAGACAGATGAATGAATGCAGACTTAAACTGGCAGATATCGTAAGCAAATTGAACGACAAAGGTATAATCCTTCTCTTGCGCTTCGCAAAATTGCTCGTGAAAAATAAAAATCTTTTAAAATGAACACAAATTCTTTCAAAAGGCTATTTACAAACGGACGTTCGCGTGATATAATCGACAGCAGAAAAAGAAGGGAAGTGCAAAATGAAGGAACAGATAATAACAGAGATAACCGAGATACTGCAAAGATGCTCAGAAGAACGTCTTGAACTGATTATACGGCTTGTGACAGTTATTGTTGCAGTGACAGACAGAACAGCAGAGTTGTCTGAGAAAACCGTACTGAGCATTGCAAGACACGCAAAATAGGAAAGAGCAGGGAAGTGATTCCTTGCTCTTTTTTTATTTTATTTAGTTACGTTCTTGCGGATGGTAGCCCATGCTTTGGAAAACCATGCTCTGAACTCGGCGCAATCCATATTCGCGCACTGTTTCGCTTTGTACAATCGATTCCCTTGATACTTGCATTTTTCGCGTCCGCATGGGTAGTCGGGAAACATCTTTTGCAACTGTTCGAGTGTAGGCGGTTCTTGCATATTCACCTCCGATTAGAAAGGCAGTTCTTCCGAATCGGGGTTTATGTCCTCGAACGTGGGTGTTATGGCAGCTGCTTTCGGTTGGGTGTATGCGTCGGGGATGTAGCTTGACTGCGGTGCGGCTTGCGGTTGCGGCATTTCCGACTTCGCGTCAACGAAATGTGCTTCGTCAGCGACAATTTCAGTAGCAAAACGCTTCTGCCCCTGTTGGTCAGTCCATGTTCTTGTTTGAAGAGTTCCGACTACGCAGATGGAACTTGCTTTTCTGAAATAGCGCGTGATGAATTCAGCCGTCTGTCTCCATGCGGTTATATTGAAGAAGTCCGCTTTAGTTTCCTCTCCGTCTTTGCCGGAGTAACGTCTGTTGACCGCAACGGTAAATGATGCTACGGAAATTCCGGACGGTGTGGTTTTCAGCTCGGGGTCTGCCGTCAAACGTCCTCCGAGGATAACCTTGTTAAAATTAAAGTTTGCGATAAGTCAACACTTCCTTTCAATTTCTAAGCAGTAATGTAGCGGCTATGACTTCAACCGCTATTTGTCCGTACATCATGGCTTTCAGCTTCGGTTTGACAGGTTTTGCGTTCGGTGCTTCGTACAGCGCAAACGCTCCGATGAAATAGCCGACGGCGTATGTGTACAGCAGTATCGCGACGATTATTTTAAGTATCTGCATTATCTTTCTCCCAGACGCATTTTCTCTTCGGAAACTCCACGTCCGTTGCGCAAGCCATATAGCCTATCGCGTCAATGAAGCTGTCGTAGCTCTCGAAATAGCTTGTCTCCATTCGTCCGAGCTTGAACAGCAGCATCATAATAGCTACGTCTCGCGCATCCACGCCGCAGTCCGCACCCGGTGCGACGCAGTTATGTTTGAGATATGTTGTCCAATAATCCGCTATCATGGAGAAGCTGTTTTCCGGCTCTCCGTACTGCTCGTTGCGGTCGTTGCAGATTATCTTTTTTACCTCGTTAAGGATTGTTTCGCGGTTTTCTTTGCTCATGCGTCTATCTCCTGTATTTTCACTAAAATATAGTCTTCGTTGTGCCATAGCATATTGATTTGTTTAACATATTTGCGGCTATCATCGTGTATCAGCAAGTCTTTCGTACCGTCTTCTATGAGTTTCACGAAGGAGCTGCAATTTGACAAATCTAATTGAGAGTTAAACCAGTATGTAAACGCAACCGGCTTATCGAACATCACAGGCTTTTTAATGCACTCTCTGACTGCGGCGCGTGTTATGGTGTGCCAATATTCCGCATCTTTCTGCCGCACTGCCCAATGTTTGCCTGCGTAGTACGCGTTCAGCCCATAGCGTCTGTTCCACGCTGTCTTTCCCGCCTTTGTCGGCGGATAGTCGATTTTAAACATTACCGTTTTCGTGGTATCACCTCGCATTCGTGTTTGTTTTCGATATGGTACATCCTGCCGCACATCGGGCAGTTCTGTATCTCTGGCATATGTTCGACAAGGTTCAGTATATGCCGCATTGTGTCCGCTTCGGGACTGTCGCGCTCACGCTGTATCAATGAGCGGAGGGTAGTTTGCATTTGTTCTTTAGTCATTTTTTGTAACCGTTCCAAAATCCATCTATTTCCTCGCGAAATGCTTTGTTTTGGTTGTTCTTTAGAGGAAACGGTGATTTGTTTCTCGAATAGCACTGTTCGCATATCTTGTGCCCCTTCATTGGAGGACGTTTTCCACACCTCGAACAGAGATTTATGCCATCAAAGAGAAAGCGCGGTGTGCAATCTGTGGCGGCTCGGTAACACTCCTTTCGCTGTCGGCTCGTGCGTACCCTGCATTCGTTGCAGGTTTTAAATCCTTTGGTGGCGGGTCTTTTAAAACATCTCGTGCAAATGCCTTTCTCGGCACATTCTTTGCGTCTCTTTTTCGACCACACTTTTTCATATTCTTTTGCTTTTTCGGTTTTCTCTTTCGGTGGCGTATCATTAATGCAATCGGGGTATGGGCAATTGAAGCAGTCGCTTATTTTGCATTGCATTCTTGTCTCACTATTCTCTCTTTGCAGTCAACCTCCGCAAGCCAATACATTTTCTTGCACTCATCGCACGTGCATTCCTTCTCTGCCGTGAGTAGATGCGCACGCGGACAAGTACGCCTATAGTCTATAGAGCGCGGGCAAAGTGGCAAGAAGTCCTGACCGATGGGAAACGGCGCATAAGGATAATGCCTTAAAAATTCGCTTTGCCTCGTCTCGACGGGGTGTTCCTTTGCCCATTTTTCTACAACTTCAACGGCTTCTTTCGGATAAACAAAGCATCTCGTATCGCAGTCAGAGTTTTCTTTGTAAATGTCGCATTCGTCGCAATTGCATATGGTTTTACACATTCTCCTTTTTTCTTTCAAAAACTCAATCGCGTCCATAGTTTTCCTCCCAGTGTTTCTTGATTCTCGCAAAAACATCCTCGGCTGTCAGCCATCCTTTAACGATGCCGTCTTCGCGTTCTTCCTTCGTCAGCAGTCCCATGATTTCCAGTCTATCGCACACTCCACCGTAGGTTAGTGCGCCCTCGACCACGCTGCAAGCTCGTCCTGTGTTTGCCGGATAACATATCTGATATCCGCCGTCCAAGTCTTTTCGCGGGTAGAAGTCGAACACAATTCCCGCTTCTTCGAGCATTGTTTTCAGTTTGAGGATTTCGTTATACTGTTCCGTTTTGTGTCTCCTTCGTTTGGGGTAAAACTTTTCGATGTCTCATTTATTAGCATCCACGCGAAATATCCTGGATATGTCGGCGCTAATTCCCGCGTCTTGTCTCCCTCGCTTTTCCATATGGCGTTGTTGATGTTTGCTTTTTCACGCCATCTCACAATATCATCGGCGTATGCTCTCGCATTATTTCGGGAATAGTGGAGTTTCCCCATCAGCAGTTTAATGAATCGTTTCTTAGTCATGTTTTACCTCCCATACTGACAGCCTATCATGTTCGACAGCTCCATCAGCTCACGCCTGAGCCGCTTAATGTCGGACTGCACCTGAGTGTGTCCGCACATACCGCTATATCCTATAGCTGTTTGTGCGTTGAGGTATATAGTCTTATTGAGCTTCTGTGTGAGTTGCTCGACAAACTCCATTTGTTTCATTATTTCGCTTGCGCGGTCTGTTTTATTGTTCATTCTTCATCCTCGATTTCATCCATTTTTGCTCCGCAGCACGGGTAATAGTTGAATCTATCCTCAATCGGATATCCGTCAAGCCAACCGCAATTGCTACAAAAAAGCACATGCGCCCGCCCGCCACGACCGTTATCAATCCACCGCGCGTGTACCACAGGTGCAACGTCGGCGGGTGGGATATCCTCTACTTCTTCGCCTATGCAATCCGCAACTCCGCTATAATGTCCCTCACTGCTACCATGGATAAGGGAGTATTTCTCTACACGTTTTAATACTTCGATTTTGTCTACGTATTCACTCATTTTTAATTCCTCTCGCTAAAATATCGTCAAGACAAGAGTTGTATCCTCTCTCGTAGCTCTCATCAAAATCTAAGATATACTCTCTTTCGGTATCGTACCTTTCGGGCATTTCTTTTAGCGGACACCACTCAGGTTTATCCTTTGCTCCGACATATCCCTTATACTTCAAGCAGCATTCATATACTAAATCGTATTCGTCTCCGATACACAAAGGACAACCACCGCAAGTTTCGGGCATATCTATTACTAATATTGCTTTGTTAGTCATGTTTCTCCTTTCCGTGCCTCTTAAGGTGGCAGTCGACACACAATGTAATAAGGTTTGATGGTTCATCTCCGCCGCCTTCTGATACAGGCACTATATGATGTACGTTTAATTTTCCGTCGTCTATTGGGACGAAGATTCCGAACTCGTTTTTGAAAGCATGAAATTCGCCGCAGTCTTGACAGGTGAAGTTGTCTCGGTACAAAATCCTTAGTGAGTAAGCGTCACGTCCTCTATTCCAAACAGTCATATTATTAAACTTTTTACTGCATTCGTTTGAGCAGAAGCTTGTCCGTCTGCCGCTCAGAGGGTGTCCGCACCATTTACAGTGTTTCGGCTCGACGTACTCCGGCACTTTGAACATTACGTCTCCGTATGCTTTCATTGCTTCGTACAGCGGAGGAAACGGACGACGAGTTCCGTTACGTTCCCAGTAGCGTTTATAGGTCATCTCAAATACCTTTCCACGACGTAAGGGCAAGTAGCAATTTCGCGATATCTTATGTTCGGTATTTCGCATCCTGTTCTATGGACACAATCAAAACAAACCCTATCAAATATATCATCGATTACGTTATACTCATCGAAGTTGTCAACGTAGCCGCCCTCATTTCTCACATATCGGTTGACTAAATCATAACAACCTGTGTGATATTTGCTGTCGAAAACATCTCCGCTATCCGACTGCACTATATGTACGTATCTTTCGCCTTTTGCTATCGTTCCGTGACACAGGTCGCATTTATGCTCTTTTCTTGCGATTGGTGTTTTTTCTTTGTGAAATCCATCCATTTCATTCCTCCTTGTACACATACTCGACCGCCGCGAGCAGCCGCTTTACTTCTTCGTAGAATTCGGTTGCCGTGACAAAATCACAATCGGCGGTGTCAAAATATATCACCGCATTTTGCTTATCCATGTATCTTTCGCACACATTAGTTATGTGATTTGTGGATATAAGCATCCTTTTACCTTCTAAGTCGTGCAGTTCGATAAAGTTATTCATCCTTGTCTGCTCCTTTCTCTGTCTGTCGAAATCCTGCTTCGTAAAGCTAAGGTCTTCGTAATCTCTCATCATTATCCAAACCTCACTTTTGTTACCGCTTCGCAAAATTCGTCGATTTCGCTCTGCCATACCGTCACATTGCCAAGCTCCCGCCAAATCAGCGGGAATCCGCCTATGCCGTCAAACAGGCTCGCCATAGTTGCGCCGCGCTCAAGCTGTTCCGCCAGTCTTCCGAGGACGAATCTCCACGGCGGCAGTGCTATGCTGTTTCCGCAGGCTCTGTATCTCGCGGAGTCTGTGCTCTCCTTGTGCAGTTTGCCTTTTGAGTCTGTCCACGCTCCTATGTCAGTCCATCCGTCAGGATATCCCTGCAGTCGCTCACACTCGAGCGGAGTCAGTCTATACACTGTATATCGCGTCTCAGAGTAGACAATAGGTTCATCTTTATAATCTCTCGCGCAAATAGTCATGGTTTTGTTTTCCTCAATTTGAGTAAATTTGCCGGTTGTAGCACACACCGCTTTTGCAATCACAATCCCGCCCTGATTGCTTGACGGATTACCTCCGCTTGTGTCGAGAGTACGCGAAGTCTCCGCCTCATATATGCCGCTGTCGGGATTATCGGACAACATGGAGTTTGAGTTTTGAGAGCAGATTCCGTACGCTTTTGTCTGCCGCATGATATACGGAGTATTGTTGCCGCCCGTACCCATGCGGGAGGTCAGCGTCTGCACATTCCCATCCTTCGATAGCTCAACTCTGCTGTCCGCTCCGTGATTGTCAACCGCGCAAACCGCCGGAATAGCACCCGCTCTCAGCGTAGGCGAGCGTTCTTCCTCAAACCCCACCGACCGCGCATCTGCCGAGTTTCCGTCGCAAAATCCCGCCGACTTATCGTATCTGCCGACCATAGGCAAAGCGCCGTGCGATTCCGCTCGGAGAGTTTCCGTTATTTCGCCTGTGTAAGCTCCGCGATTCGTGATTCCAACGCATTCTGCAGCATCTCCGGCAACCTTTTTCCGCGTTGCTCCACCCTCCGCAGGATGCCGCGACACGCTTTCTCGCTCAAAGAGTATTTCGGGAGCGGATTCTCCTCCAAAATCTGCGACAAGCGCGATTCGACAGCGACGCTGGGGGACTCCCCAAAACTGTGCGTCGAGTACACGCCAAGCAACGGAGAATCCGTCACCCATGATACAGCCGCTTGTTCTCCATTTTCCTTGCGGAGGTCGAGGTATAACGGCGTTTTCGTCCGCGACCCTGACCGTTTCTTCGAGGACTTTTCTAAAGTCTTCTCCTCCGTTTGAGGTGAAAGCTCCGGGGACGTTTTCCCACACCATGTATCGAGGGTATTCTTTTCCATATGTTTCGCGCATCTCCTTTATAATTCTAATTTGCTCCATAAACAGACTTGAGCGTTCTCCGTCCAGTCCTGCGCGTCTTCCGGCAACGGACAAGTCCTGACACGGCGAGCCGCCTATTATTACTCTGACAGGCTGAGCTGTCCTGCCGGATATTTTTGTTATGTCTCCGAGGTGCTCTATCATCTTAAAATCTGCTGCCTCCTCTTACGACATAATACTTATTTGTGTCGATTTTCATACTTTCATCCTTTCTGCCGGATTCCGCCCGGCGCGGTATTTTTGCGTTTCCGTTTCGCTGCGCATCACTGCTCTTCGATTCCGTTTCGGGTCCTGTCGTAGCGATTCGGTGCCATTCCGCAGCTTATCTTAGCACTGCTGTTCCGTTGCTACGCCTATCGTTGCGATTCGATTCCTTGCGTTGCCTTTCCGTTGCCGCTCTCAGCGTCGCCTTTCCTTGCCTTTGCTGCGCTTGTCCCTGCTTCGCTATTCCTTATCGCTTCTGCGCTATGCCTATCATAGCAATTCGTTTCCTTTGCTTCTCGAAGCGCGGCTGAACTATTCAATTCCGTTGCGGTTATCTTCCTGTGCTGCCGAAGCCGTTTGCTCCGCGTTCTCCGCTTGCTATTTCGTCGACTATAACAACGTCGCTTGTATCACAAGCCGTCACCACAAGCTGTGATATCTTGTCTCCGCGATTGACGGTGTACACCTCGTGAGACTGGTTATAGAGCTTTATCTTGATATTTCCATCATAGCCTGCGTCCACTAATCCTGTCGAGAGTATGCCGTGATTGACGTTCAGTCCGCTTTTGCTCCATATCTGACCGCAGAATCCCTCGGGTATCTCCGCGCACACACCTGTGTCTATCACCGCGCTGTCTCCGGGGTAAATCGTGACCGTAACAGGAGATAAGAGGTCTATCCCCGCGTCCTGTTTGTGCGCTCTTATTGGTGTTAATGCTCCTGCTTTAAGTTTAAAGTTCATATGTATCTCCTTACAGTGCCACTCGGGCAACTTCTTTCATGATTTTCTCGTACTCGCCCATGTCAAGAGGGATGAACGGGTTCTTTGGTTCTTTCGGCGGTTCTTTTCGGTTTACCGCCACTGCATCTTCTTTCGCCACTTCTTCGAGGTGCAGTCCGCACTTTTCAAGTTTCTCGTGCATTTCGTCGAGTTCCTTGTACAGGTCTTTGTCAATACGGCGGTTGCCCATCAAAAAACGTTCGATGTAGTTCTTTATCTGAGGTGCTACAAGCGCGTACAGGCGGTCTAACCTCTCCGCGCCGTAGTTGTAGGTGTCATGCATATAAATCAGCGTGTACGCCGTGTAGAGCCTGACAGCACGTCTTGCGTTCGCTTCGTACCATGCCGTTCTCACGTTGTGCGACAGAACTTCGAGCTGGGTATGGTGCGTGTTCTCGTTGCATTTGTTTTCGGGGGAAAGTGCGTCGAAATCGCAGTCGGAGAAGCCTATGTGACTGAGTTCGCGCTTTATCATGTACTCGGTCGTGTCTACTCCATCGTCGATGAGGTCTGCGCTGTCTCCCTTGCGTCTGCCCTTACCTTTGTTGACGTAAATTGCCGTCGGCATATTGTCGTTCACCATCGCCGTAAGTCCGTTACGGTTGCCGTCGTAAAACCTTTGCAGTCTCTTTTCGCGGAAGCCGTAGTTTTCAGCAAGCGTTACGCCGAAAGCAACGTCCACATATTCAAGCAGCCACATTCCGTATTCGGTGGTGAGTGCGTTTTCCGCTTTTTGGTACTGTGTTTTCTTTACCAGACACTTCACGTTCCTCTATCCTCCACTATGTTGATTATCGTGTACAGCATATCGCGTCTTTTGCGGAGATTTGCTCTTTCTTCGTTCGGTGCGTTTCTCTTATCGGCTGTTTTAAGACTGTTTTCGGTCTTTTTCAGCACCTTCCAGAGGTAACGCAACTCTTCCGAGTATTCGTTGGAGTACGTTCTTTCGCAAATTCCGCATACCTGTCTTCCTTCGGGGATTGTTGCGCCGCAATACACGCATTTATTATGATTCCTGCCGTCATTGCTGTTCTCCTTTTGTTTTCGTATTTTCTCTCTGTGCTGTCGTTCGTATATTCGGCTGGGTTCTGTAATCAGCCAATGCTCCGGCGTGATTATCTCCGCCCACCACACGACGCTTTTGACTTCGAGAGAGAAATCAATCGTCGCGGTGACGTTCCATTTGCCATGTTCTGCGCTGTATGGGATGCACTTGTACACGCCGCTTATCAGCCGCACGACGTACACGCCGCTTTTCTCGGGTTTTTCCTCGCTTGCCTTGTGCCACACCCACGCTATGTTCATCTTCCGCACACCTCTCTGATTGTTTCGGCTGATACGTAGCCGAGACGCTGACTGTCGGTGTGCATTCCGTGGCTGTCGTACTTGATTTTGACCTTGTGTGTGCAGATGCCGCGTTTCAGCCTTCCGTAAAACTCTCGTTCATGCGCTTCGTAAATCTCTCTGACGGTCGTTATCAACACTGTGAGCATAACAGCAGCAAGGATATATACTGTCGCTACAACGTCTGAGGAAACTGTATACCACCAAAACCCCATCGAGATGGTGAATACGGTGCCTGTGATACCGCTTGCTGCGATTGCATTCTGTATCAGCCTTTGTTTCATCGCCTTTGTCCTTTCGCTTCGCTCAGAATATCGTCGGAGGAAGAACGCTCATCCAGAACTCAACGTTTTTGATTTCGTAGGTTCTGCCGCCGTCGGGAAGAATTCCCCATCCGTCGTACTTGACGGAGTAGTCGGCTATCATCATGTCTCCGTCTCCTGTCCAAACGAGGTATTTGCCGGACGCTTTAGGTTTGCGGCTTGCGGGATTCCACGGTGTGAATTCGGTGAAAAGTGTGTTGTCAGTCATGGTATTTAGTCCTTTCATTGGTTCAGCAGGTCTTCAAACTCTGCTTTGTTTTTGATATAGTCCGCGATTCTGCGGTCTTTGCCGTTTACCTCTACCGCTATGCACAGCTCCATCAGGCGTGAGCAAATACGGTATCGGTCTATGTTCTTTCTGTCGAACATCTCGTCTCTCGTGAGGTTCGTGGTGACTATGAGCGGCTTGTGAGCTTTGCACCGTGCGTCAATCACCGCGAAGAGCTGTTCGTTCATCCACGGTGTGTTTCTCTCTGCGGCGTAGTCGTCGATACACAAGAGGTCGTAGTCCTGTGCAAGGCGGTTTATGTAACCTTGCTTTTCGGGGTTGTCGAAGAGTTCGTTTGCTATCGCCGCGAATGTAGCGAACTTGACGGAGTAAAGCTTGTCCATCAGCGCGTTTGCAATCTCAAGAGCGGCGTATGTCTTGCCTGTACCGCACGAGCCGAAGAAGAGAAGTCCTTTTCCGCTGTCGCTGAACCGCTCGAAATTCTCAACGTAGTTCCGGCATTTCCTTGTCAGCTCGGGGTTTGTGCCGTCGTCGTTCTCGAAGTTGCAGTTGCGGAGTGCTTTATCGCTGAACGCGCTGTCTTTGAGTACTTCGGCGCGGCTGTCGTGCAGAAACTTTTTCCGCTCCGCTTCTTCCCGTTCTTCACGGCACTTGCACATACACGACACTTTTGTTTCGCGTCCTCCGAGGGTGACTGCGGTCTCTTTCGGAGTGTGGCATTTACCGCAGTACAGTATCCCGCCTTGGGTGTAATCTCCGGCTTCTCGCGGATTTGCTTCTTTTGCGGCTTGCGCGATTTTTGAGAGAGTGTCCGCGAAGGGATTATCCGAATACTGCATTCATGTCCTCCCAGTCTTCCTGCGACATCCACGGCGGCTTGCTATTCGCGTCTCTTGTCTCTGCACTTGTCTCGTACTCGTCTTCCCATCGCCGCTGGCAGAAATACGTTGAGCCGTCAAGGGTGTACTTCTTTCCGTCGGGTCTTGACGCTATGTAGTCCTTGTACCGCCTAATACCGTCGGCTATGGTATCGTCGCTTACGCCATCTCTTATCGCTCTCTGATAGCTCTCAAAGGCGTTCTTTTTGCCCTGTTTCTTCGGATATTCCGCCCACAAGGCTTCAAAACGCTCCGCTATCGTCGGTTTTCTGTGCTTAATCTCGGCTTCTATGGGGTCAAGGGGTTCAAAAGCTGTGAATGGTATCTGCTCTTCCGCACACGCGCCCGCGCACACGCCCGTTAGTGCTTCTTCTCTCTTTTCTTGAAGAGGGGGATTATAGGGGGAGTTAATAAGGGGGTGTGGGGGAAAAGAAGAGGGGGAACAAGGGGGAGAGACTTCTTTTCTCTCTTCTTGTCTGACATTCGTCTGACTGTCATCTGACATTCGTCTGACATTCGTCTGACTGTCAGATTTAGAGCGGTGTTTTTTCTGATACTCGTTGTCTCGTTTCAGTCGCCCGATATCTGCGTAAATGTCGCTTGCTATGGGTTGATATCTCGGGGAAACCTCGGGTTCATGTTCACCTTTCAGAATCGCCATCATAAGCGTTTTGAAGTCCTTCGGAGGGAGCATATCGAGTTTTGCTATCCATCTTTCGGGGATGTTCATTTCACATCATCCTCTCTAACAAGATAGAGCTTGAATCCGAGATAGTGGATTATTTGCAGTATCTCGCTGACTTTAAAGTGCGCTTTTCTGCCGTTATTGGCAGGGTTAATTCCGCTGAGCTTATAGCACATTGTTTTCGGGGCTATTTCAATTAGTTCAGCCATTCCTCCGTCGGTATAACCGCGTGTTTTCCAGTTAATGTGCAGTTCATTCACAAGCTGTCTTTCGTCGATTATCTCCGTTGTCTTTTTCATGTTTCTGTACCTCCTTTCGCTTGCGTGATTTTATGGGGTTCTCCTGCGGCGTTGTGAGAGCTTCGTAGAGGGTGTAGTTGCCGCCGCTGATTCTGCCCTGTGTCCTTTGCACCGGCACTCCGTAGAGCTTGCACCACTCTGTCAGCGTGTGCGTCTCACCGTTCAGCTCGTACAGTTTTCCGCTTCCGCGCTTAGGCATTTTTCTTTGTACCTGCCGCCGTCGAGCAGTTTCTGCATCTTGCTACGCCGTCGGTGTTCGCTCTCTCCGCCATGTGGTAAACCTGTCCGGCGTTCCATGTCTTGCCGCTCTTGTCTGTAAATGCTTCAAACGGTTTTCCGCACACTGCGCATTTGTACTCTTTCGGTTTCTGCTCCATGTTGTCGAGTTCGCTCACCGATATCTCGCCAACGGGCGGTGTATGTGCCGTTCTCGCTTGCTGTGCGGCTGTGTACTTCGTTCTGTCGTTTTGCCAGTATACATCTGCCGCCATGCCTAAAGCCTTGCAAGCAACGCTTAGAGCATCTGTTAATCCCATCTTGTACGCTTCGTCTGACACATACGCGCCGTTTCTCTCGACTGTTGTGAGGGAAGAACCACCTGTGCCTGGAATTGCTTCGCTCCACTCTCCGTCAACCTTGACGTAGAGGTTAATGTTGACGAAAGCGCGGATTTCATTGTCTGTTCCGGTTTCGAGCCACTGTTTCGTTATTTCGTATTTCCATCCGAAACCGCACATTCCGAAAGTCTCAGTTAGTGCCTTGATTCTCCACATCGGGTTGATATCCGACATTCCTTTAAGTCTTCCGGCGGCTATCGGTTTAATCGCTTCCGGCGGTACTGCGCGGAGCTTGTTGTATATATCCATGTTTTCCATAATCAATACTCCCTGTATGGTTTATAATCTTCGCACTGTATGCCCTCTTGCTTCATGAAGTCTCTGAGCTTCACGAGCTGCTCCTTAGTGCCTGTAGCAATGTAAGTGAGCCTATAGAGTTTAACGTCCTCTGAGGGCGTTGTGGACGTTTCTGGGGCATTTTCTTTCAAGCTGTCGAGAGCTTCCTTCATGTGCTTGTCGGCGGTTTCGAGACGCTTTTTTATGTTCTTTGCGTCGTTCTCGAAGTCGATATATCCGGCAAGGACTGCAGTTTTAACTCCGGCTACGTAGTCGCTGAAGTTCGCTGTCATTTTGCGGAGCTTTGTTCTTGCCTTGCGGTAGTCTTTTGCGGTGTCTTCCGATATCGGCACAGCTTCCACTCTGTCGCAAAACTCATTGATGGGTTCGATAAGGTTTGCAAGGTGGTTTTCAAGTACCAGTTCGCTTTTAATCTCGACGAGGTTCACGCCTTCGGGAATGATATCCTCGGTATAGATATTGGCGAGAGCCGTTATCTCGTTGGTCTCGGTCATTGCTCTAACTCCTTCTTTCTTCGTTTAAAGCAAGCCTGTGCGCCTGTGCATTTCGCCGCTGTGCAGGTCAGGCAGACTGCTATGTCTTTCGGGTCGACTGCATTGTGTGACGCACCCCCTTCCCCCCCCGCCGCTCTCTTGTTTGTTTCGAGCTGCTGTGTGTGCAGATTTGTCACGTCATACAGATATCTCGGCATTCCTCATGCGCTCCTTTCGGTCTTCTTCCTCCTGCTCGGTGTCTACGGGGTCGCAGTTCAGCGATTCGAGGGTTTTGCCGAGGCTGTAGAAGAAGAAGTCTGTCGTGCAGTCGGGGCAGATATACTCGATATTGTCTCCATCGAATGTGATGAGGACGGGCTTCCCGATGTGGTCTGCTGTGATTTGGTCGTGACAGCGGGTGCAGATGTGGTGATTCTCGGCGATGGTTTTGTCTACGTATGTCCACTCGCCGAATTTGTAGAGTTTAGTCATTGTCATTTTTGCGGTATTTCTTTTCGGCGTCTTTGCACTCTTTGTGGTATTTTTTCTTAGCCGCAACATATCCCTGCGCAAATGCGAGGAGAAGTGCGCGCCCTTCTTTGTCGGTTTCGAGACAAGCCGTTTCAATATTTTCGAGAATAGAACTGTCGATTTCTTTCGGCTGTTCTTTTTTCATGTTATCACCTCCATGTGTTGCATACTCATTGATTTGTGGCACAAACACATTATATCACCGCGCAATGTGTTTGTCAACACTTTTTTGAGAAAAACAAAAAATATTTTTCGTTCTTTTGTGTTGACAACACATCGGAAGAGGAGTATAATATTATACAAAGGAGGTGATGATATGATAGCTGAGAATATAAGAGCTTTGAGAAAAGAACTCGGCTTATCACAAACGGAGTTCGCCAAAAGGATTTACGTCTCACGCGATGTTATAGCAAATATCGAGTTGAAAAGAGTTGAGCCGACTGAGCTGATAGTAAATGTCATATGCGTTGAATTCGGTGTAAATGAATCTTGGTTGAAAACCGGCGAAGGCAATATGTTTCAATCGAAAGTCGCTGAAGACAAGATAATTGATGCTTTCGGCAAGCTGACTCATGAAGTGGATTCTTCGTTTGTTAAACAGTTTGTGGCGGCACTTGCAGAGCTTACGTCTGATGAGTGGAAGACAATAGAAAACTTTGCTTGGAAAGTTGTCGAACGTCAAAAAGAAGCAGACGATAAGTAAAAGCGAATAAAAAAAAAGAGCAGGGAAGTGATTCCTTGCTCTTTTTGGAATGATTTGGTTTTATTCTAAGCCTTCGAGTTCTTTTATTCTTTCGTCTATTTCGTCTAACGCTTGTCTGATACTCTCGTTATTCTCATTGATTTCTTTGGTCTTTTCGGAAATTTCATGGTTGCGTTTACCTAATTCGGTCTGCTCGTATTCTCTGTCCCACTTCGCTCTTAGCCAAAACGTACACGCGCCCATGAGAGCCATTACAAGCAGGAACAGAAGGAAAATTTTTAATACTTTCATTTGCCTTTCACATCCTCTATTCTTTTTTCGGCTTCTTCGATGTCCTTGTCAATCTCTTCGAGAAGCTTTTGACGGCGTTCGTGGTTCTCGTTCATGATTTCGAGCAGTTGACCGAGTTCGCTGTTTTCAAAATCCTCTTGATTCTTGCGCTTTTGAACTTCGCCGAGCTCGTGAGCGACAAGCAGCGTTACACATATCACTGCAACGGCGAAAATAGCTAAAATGATACTAATTGCTTTTGACTTCATAATGATGCTCCTTTCGGTTTTGAAAAATGATACCACAATTTGAACGGAATTACAATAATGCATTGACAAAATGTCAAAAATATAATAAAATAGTGAAAAAGAGAAGGGAAGAATAACAAAGGAAGAATGAAAAAAGAGCCTTGCGGCTCTCTTTTTTTGCTTATTCGATTTCTTCCCACGTAAAGCGTCCTTTTCCGCTGTTTCTCCACTGTCCGAAGCCGCTGTATTTGCCATAGTCAAGCCATTCGCGGACTGCCGGTTCAAGTTTTTCGTCGAAAAGCAGAATTGTAAACTCGACGGAAGAACCTGCGGGGAGTGTTTCCGATGCAGCGAGTGCTGTTCTTTCGCCTGTTGCGCCGTTGGTTCTCAGTGGGCGTTCGCATATGCCGAGTTCGCCGTTGATATTGTAGGGCGCAAAGCGAGGTTCGACGAAAATCAGCTTGTCAATCACTTTCTTATATGCCTTGATTTTCGCGGATTCCGTCGTTTTTACGCGGGAAAGTCCGCCGCAAGCGTCTTTAAACGCCCCTTTGATTTGATAATCCCACACTCCAGGCTTACCGTCCTGCTTCGGGAAGACCGTCACGCCTTTGTTGTCTTCCTCTTCGCCGATTGCTTCGATTTCGTCTTCCGTATCAAGCGGGTCGGGTGCTTTGCTTGCGATGTACTCGCTATAGATTTTCTCGCTCGATGGGGAAGAGCCTAACACTTCCTCGATAAATGTTAAACGTACTTTTAGTTCTTTTGCTACAAAATCTGCCATGTTTTTTGTTCCTTTCTTTTCCTGCGTTTCTGCCTTCTTTTTCTTTGATTGTCCTATCCGTTTCAGGGCGTGACTCATCGGAACCGTTCCGTGCCTTCGCCTTGCTTTGCCGTTGCTTTGCCATGACCGTCAAATCAATGCCCAACTGCGCCGAGCCTTTGCATCTCTCCACATTGCCTATATTTGCCATGCACTTCCTTTGCTTTTCGTATCGTAGTTTCGCCATGCGCTCCTTGCCTCGCTTCGCCGTCGCCTTGCTTTCCGAAGATTTACTACGCTACTCCGTTTCGACGATTTTTCAGCTTTCCCCGACCACCTCCTTAATTTTCGTCGATACAACATCAGCCGCCAACAGTTCGAGCGCGTATTCCGGCGGTTGTCTTTCGCCGATATCCCAAGCTTCGACCGTTCGTTTAGCGATTAAGTAATTTTGAGAAAATTCTACTTGCGTCATTCCGCTGATTTGCCGAACTTTTGGTGCGTTAAAGTCGTGCGCCAGCTTCCAGATGACGGTTAAAATTTTGATGGGCGCGTCTCCGCTCATGTCGGCGGGGTAGCACTCTTCCGGCAGGCTTCCGCCTTCTTCGGCGATGTACTGCTCAAGTGATGAGCATTCCTCCGCGTCGATGCGGAGACGGTGAAATTCCGATAATAGCATGAATATTCATCTCCTTTTTTCTTCAACTTCCCGCACCGCCTTTTCAGTCGGAATGAAATGAACGATTTCGGGGCTGGCGTTTTCGAGCGCGAAATCGACAAGCTTGCCGATTAATTCGCGTACTTTCTTTTCGCCTTGAATGCCGTACACCCATTGGCTGTCAAGAAAGTAAGCAGAGGCGCCTTCCGTGATATACGGAGAATAAACCCCGTCGACCCAACATTCAACTCTTTCCTTGTGTCTTTCGAATTCTCGAGCGTAAATATATGCGCCGTTGCCATGAAATGTCACTTTGAAATCCACGTTGCCCGGAAGTCTGGAAGCTTCTTCTGCTATGATTTCCTTTATTCTTTCGTTTGTCATTTGCTGATACTCTCCTTTGGTTTTGATACCTCCGCCGTGTTCGGCGGAACGCACCGAGCCTAAATCCTGTTTAACGCCGCTCGGTCGGCTTGCGGTTAAATTTCGCCGCCGATTAAATCCTCGGGGGTGACGTAGCCGCCGCGGTCGAGCTCGACGACGTTCCCGTCCTCGTCATAGTCAGTCTCGTGATACTCGTACCACTTATGATAGCTGTCATAGTCGCTCGCGATAACGATTAATTCACCGTTTCTGTCGGTGAGCCATGTGCCTTTGGTGATGTTGGTGAGTCTTTTGGTGATTTTCATTTTAGTTCTCCTTTGATTTTGGTTTTCGTTCTTTTCTTCACACCTATATTATACCGTACATTGTGCGGTATGTCAAGGGGTTTTGGGATTTTTTTGATTAAATTTTGATTTATTTTCCGTACTTGTTAATAACGACGTTTGTGATTACATCGTCCTCGACTTCCTCCGTTCCCTCGTCGGAAAATGTGACGATGACGGAAGAACCACCGGGAATTGAGCGGTCGAAGTAAGACCACACGTTACCGTCGGCGGTGACGATGTAGCCGCAGCCGCTGTTGATGGTGGTATATGTGCCGCTTTGGGTGCGCTCCTGCTTGATGGGGGAGCAGGCAACCACTCCCAACAAGATGATTAATGCTAATGATGTGAGTTTTTTCATTGGTTTTGTTCCCTTTCGTTTTTTTCTTTGCTTTGCTGCGTTTTTCGGCTGTCGGGACTTGTGACCGTCTGCCGGGTCGCATTAACGGCGTTTCCGCCGCCACTCTGCTTAATCTTGAATTCCTGCGTTCCTTTTGTATTTTTCCACACTGTCTGAGAGCTTGTACATTAAGTTGCTCTGCGTTATGCTTATTTCTTTTGATATTTCGGTTTTTTCAGTTTTTGCTTTTCTTCTCAGGGCGTTTCCCTCTGCCAAGAGAGCGGCATTAAGGAGTCGGAGCTCGTTTTCTGTAAGCTCAAAAGTGATAGTGTAAGTGTTCATTTTAATATTTCCTTTCGGTTTTTGATTTGGTTTTCCACGACCCCCGGAGGGGTTTCGGCTGGTGACCAACCAGCCATCGTCAGGCGGAGGGGGGTTAAGCGATGTAATACTCGATGTAAATGTAGTTCGTCGTGTCCCAGCGGGGGCGAAGGATGATGTAGCCTTCGCCAAACTTGCCTTTGTAAGCCTCGACCTTTCCGGCTGACTTGCGGGAGATGTAGCCGCGGCGGCTGGCGATGTGGTGGAGCTTCATTGTGCTTGTGATTTCTTCGATTGTTTTCATTTTTTGTTCTCTCTTTCATTTTTTTATTTTTGAGGGAGTTTGTTTTGCTCTCTCCCTTTAACACTTATATTATATCACATTGTGCAATGCTTGTCAATGGCATTTTACAATGTTTTAGGTTAAATATTGCACAATGTTTGAGATAATATATTGTGCAATATGCCTATTGACATTTTGCGCAATGTTGTTGTAAAATATGGGCAAAAACGGAGGTAAAAGAAATGGCAGAATTTGACAAGATAAAATATAACAACGACTACAACAAACAGTCATATGACCGCATTAATTTGGTGGTCGCAAAAGGAAAGAAACCGCAGTGGGCGGAAAAAGCCAAGGCGGCGGGGCTGTCGCTTAACTCGTACATAGCCCGAGCAGTCGACAGCTACGCCGGAACGGAAGATTTTACAAAGTTAGAAGAAAAAGCGAAAGAAGAAGCGCGGCGGGAAGTGCTGGCGAAAGTGGAGAAAGCTTTAAAAGGCGAAGAGCCGCTAGCAAGCTCGACGTTTGACGAAGAGGTGAAGAAGAAACTGAAAGGACTTTTGTAAAATTAACATAACAAAATGGAGCGGGCAACGCTCTTTTTTGTTATCCGAAAGTGTAAAAATTTTCCATTGACAAAATTAAAAACTTGTGTTATAATCTCAGCTAAGGGGGGAGGGGGGAGAGGAAGAAAAGGAAGTTAAAGGAAGATTATCATTTATAAACTATCTATAGTAGTATGTTAATATAAGGATATACTGTTAATATATAATTGCATAATAAATTATAAGGAGGGAGAAAAAAAGTGAAAGTTGAAAGAGTAGTCGACTTTGAGATAACGGAAGAACCTACAGTCGTAGAGCAACCGAGGAAGAAACGGAAGAAGCAAGGGCGACACACGACAACCAACAGAGCGTTGACGGAGCGCGAACGCGTCTCTTACGAGCTTAACCACTGCACAGAGCCGTACAGCGAAAAAACGACAGAAAATAACCCAAATACACTTATCGCTCTTATGGAGCTTTTTGATCTCCCTCCGATAGACTTAGACAGCCCCGAGGAAGTGGAAACTCGTTGTGCCGCCTATATAAAATGGTGTGCAAAGTTCGACGCGCTGCCCTCATTCTCTTCTCTCGCACTAGCGTTGGGCGTTGACCGCGTGACATTGCTAGAGTGGGGGACTAAGTCGCGTATAGGACAACCACATTCTAACATAATCAAAAGGGTTAAGGCACTAATCACTTCAAACACAATTTTGAAAGGTGCTGACGGCTCTCTAAATCCCGTGTACGCGATGTTTTTACTCAACAACAGTTCGCAGGGCTTCTCAAACAACACGCGCCTAGAGGTCGCACAAGCGCCCACAGAGCAAATCGAAGCCCCAAAGCTTGACGATGTAATAGAGATATACGACAGCAAGGATATAAGCGATAGCTGAGACGCGCCACAATGCCGCCGGAGCGGTTTAGTTGCTGCTATTCAAAAAGGGCAGGGAAGTGGTTAGTTAAGCCCATAAAGCAATGTGTGTCACATTAATGCAATTAGACAAAATGAAGATTTTGTATAATTCGGGGAAGAGACAGCCTATATGCGATGCCGGGTGGTTGACGAGCGCGCAGCGCCAAGCGGCGGTTAGCCCCTCCAATACCCGCAAAAAGAAAAAAGCGTTTAAAACAGCGACGATGTGAACCGAGATATCACCGTATTCTTCGGAACGTCTGTGTCGAGGGCATAGTATTTTCGTTCTCCTTGTATTCAACAATTGTGGATGTGAAAAGTCATTGCTCAAAGCGTCTTTTTAAAAAATCGCGCAAAAAGAAAAAAGACCTCCGAGGTGTGTATGAGATATGTCGATATATACGTTTTCGGGGGTTTTGTTGAAGAAAGCGGTGTCGGATATTGGCAAACGCTATTGAAGTATGGGAAACATGAGAAATACATCGGCGGTAAGATAGCCGGATGGAATTCTATACGGTGTACCATGGTAGCGATTGCAGAAGGATTGAAAGCCTTGAAAGAACCGTGCAACGTTACGGTGTACACACAATGTGATTTTATACCGAAAACATTTGAAGTTGGATGGAAGAGGAAAAGCAATCTTGACTTGTGGATGGTGATAGACGATTCTGCGACTGTCCACACGGTGCAGTACAAGTGGTTCAAAGGAATAAGAGCGGTATTCGGCGATTATTTCAGACGAACGAAAGAGGTGAGCGTGAATGGAAGCATTACAAGCGGAGATAATGGCGGGTGAGCATACCGACAAGCGTTATCTTGGCGTGGCGGACAATATTCTCTCTCACATTAAGTCCGAGCCTGAGAATTTGAAACACTATACAGCTTTGTATTCGGTACTGCGCTCGATGAATGACTGCGCTGAAAAGTGGTATTATTCGGGTGAGCTGAAAAAATACTGCACGGAGCGAATTATACAAAATAAATCGAAAGACGCAAATTCTCTTTTTAAGGCTGTACTTTTGCTTGAAGCTCAAGGATTAAGGCTTGACAGCTATATGCAGTACATAGAACTTCAGCGAGAGCCTGAGAAAAGGTTTTGGATACCGCGAAGGAAGCAGCTTGAACCTGTTTGTCGGGCAATGCAGAAGCTTGTGGACGGTGAACTTGACATCTTATCTATCTCTGTTCCGCCTGGTTGCGGCAAGTCTACGCTTGAAATTTTTTTGCACTCGATGATGATAGGTGCGTTTCCCGACAGCTGTTCCCTGGCTTCGGGACATTCGGGAACGCTCACCAATTCGATATATGACGGTGTCAACAGTATCTTGTCAGACCCTGATTATTTATGGCACGACGTATACCCTGCGGCGGGAACGATTATAACCAACGCAAAGGAGCAGACGATAGACCTCGGCAAGAAACACAGGTTTTCGTCTCTCACCTGCCGTGCTATAGGTGCTTCCCTTACGGGTGCCACGCGTTGTGAAAAGCTTCTGACAGCCGATGACCTTGTGTCGGGTATCGAGGAAGCATTGAGTATAGACCGCCTTGATAAGCTCTGGACGGCTTATACAAACGATTTAAAGTCAAGAAAGAAGCTGAACTGTAAGGAGCTGCATATCGCTACAAGATGGTCGGTGCATGACCCTATAGGAAGACTGCAAGTAATGTACGCGGATTCTCCGAAAGCGCAGTTTCTTGTGATGCCTGCGGTGGACGAAGACGGCGAAAGCAATTTTAACTACCGCTACGGTGTAGGATTCGACAAAGCTTACTTCGAGGACATGAAAAACAACCTTGATGATTGCTCATGGCGTGCTTTGTTCATGAATCAGCCGATAGAGCGCGAGGGACTTCTCTATAGCGAAGATGAACTCAGGAGATATTTTGAACTCCCCTCGGATTCGCCGGACGCTGTCATATCGGTATGCGATACCAAAGACAGAGGTGCGGACTACTGTGTAATGCCTATAGCTTACCAGTACGGCAACGACTTTTACATCGAGGAAATTATCTGCGACAACAGCAATCCCGAAACGGTGGAGACAAGACTTGTTGAAGCTCTTCTGCGGCACAAGGTCAAGCTCAGCCGCTTTGAATCGAACTCGGCGGGCGGAAAAATCGCGGAAAAGGTTCAAAAAGAGGTTAAATCGCGCGGCGGCATTACGAGGATAACAACAAAGTTTTCGACAACAAACAAGGGCACGCGAATTATAGTCGATTCTCCTTTCGTGAAAGAGCATTTTCTATTCAAGGACAACAGCGTCATAAAGAACAACAAAGAATACAAACGCGCTCTGGGAATGCTTTGCAGCTACACCATGGCGGGAAGAAACGCACATGACGACGTGCCGGACGCGTTTTCGATGCTTTCGGACTTCATTCAGTCATTCGAGACGCAGACTGTAAGAGTGATACAAAGACCTTATTGAGGTGGCTATGGAAAATGAGAAACACACACGCCGCCACAAATACGTCAGAGAGGACGCGCTTCTTATAATCAACGAGATTTTGGAGCGCGGCAACGATGTAAAAATAAAGAAAACGCGCGAAGAGGTTACGATACTCGAAATAACCGCTTCGAGAAAAGCTAAATACAATATAAAAACGCCGTGACAATCGGGTTACGGTAAGAGCCGATAGGGGCTATTCGTATGGAAAACATACGGGTAGTCCCTATTTTTGTTTACACGGAGGTTTGCCACGTGCTTGAAAATGATATTGTTCGCCTTACTTCTTGCGATAGCCTTCACGGTCGGCGGAAGATACTGACGAACAAACAAAGAATAACCGCCGACAACGTTGTGTCTGTTCTGGAAGATTCCCTCGCGTATGACAGCGCGAATGTTGTGGAGATTAATTACTTATACGACGTTTATCGCGGAATAATGGATATCCGCTACAAAGACAAGACGGTAAGACCCGACAACAACAACAAAGTCACCGTCAATCTCCCGAACAAGATAGTTACTTTCAAATCCTCGTTCTTTCTCAGCTCTCCCATCCAGTATGTGGCGGCGAACGGAAAAGAAGATATTTCGGACAAGGTAGCTTATTTGAATGTTCTCATGACTTCCGAGGGCAAGGAATCCAAAGACAAGGAATGCTCCGACTGGATGCACATCTGCGGTGTTGAACCGAGAATGGTTCTCCCAGACCCCGACAACGAGAAAGACGGAAGCCCCGCCGCGCTGTATTCCCTCGACCCGCGAGAAGCGTTTGTTATCTACTCTTCTGGCATTGGCAGAAAGCCTTTAGCGGGAGTATTGAAGCAGTACGACGAGAACGACAACCGCATTTACTATGTTTATGTGCCGGAAGGACGATACACCATAAGCCGCAACGGTGTTATAGACTGGCTTGCATATGACTTCGGGCGCGTTCCGATAGTGGAATATCCGCTGAATGAAGCTCGTCTGGGTGCGTTCGAGACGGTTCTCTCGCCTATCAACATGATAAACACGCTTGAATCCGCTCGCGTTGACAATGTTGTCGACTTTGTAAACGCCTATGACGTGTTCCAGAACTGCGAAATCGACGAGAACACATACAAGGAACTCGCGAAAGGCGGTCAATGTATCTGCATCAGAAGCGGTCAAGGGGCGGAAGCAAAGGTTTATCGCATATCCTCTGAAATCTCCCAGACGGGCGTTCAGACGGAAATAGACGCGCTGTACGACTACATTGACGAGATAACGGGTATGCCGACAAGAGCGGGCAATTCGTCTGCGGCTGACACCGGCATGGGAACGAGATTCCGCAACGGTTGGCAGGACGCTTCCGCAAGAGCAAACGACACAGAAAAACTCTTCGCACGTTCCGAAAGAGAGATTTTGAAGTTGATTCTCAAAATCTACAAAGACAAGGGTGTGCTTGACCTTGACCCGAACGACGTTAAGATACAGTTCACCCGCGAAAACCTTACCGACATTCAATCGAAAGCTCAGGTGCTTTGCGAACTGCTTAACAACGACAAGGTTCACCCGCGCGACGCTTACGATATTTCCGGGTTGTTTACAGACGTTGAAAACGCATACCAGCGCGGCATGGAATGGTACGACAAAGCACAGTCCGAGCTTGAAAACAGCTTAGAAAAGGAGCTAGAGAATGCAAGAACGGTACATAACGACGGACAGGGCGATAGAGATACTGCGGAAGAAGACGATACGGCGGTTTGAAAAAGCTAAGTCCTCGATAAGGCTTGCCAAGTTCGACGAGCTTCACGTTATAAAGACCGTCGCAACGCTTTACAAGAACCTTGACAACGATTTTCGGGACACCATGCTTGAACTTGCTTTCGCCATATATGAAGAAATCGGCGAAGAAGTAAGAAAAGACGGCTACAAGGACATCGGAAAAATTTCCGCAAAAGCAAAAAAGACCCTTATCGAGAGTGTTCTCACGTCTCCCGATTCCGTGACAAAGTACGAATACGCAAACGAGATTATGAGAAAGCGCGACAGGCTCTCAGAAGCTCTCAGGACGCGCTTAGACGCAAATACCGAGTGGAGACGTGCAATAAGTCTATGGTCGAATATGACCGCTCAATACGCCGATATCGTGACTGACGAGACAGCAATAAGAGCATACAAAGACGCGGGTGTGGAATATGTGATGTGGGTGACACAAGAGGATGAAAAAGTCTGCGAAGACTGCAAGCCGCTCAACGGAAAGATATTCCCGATAGATAAAGCACCCGAAAAGCAGCACTGGCATTGCAGGTGTTACCTCGTGCCGGTCGAAAAAAGATAACGGATATACGGCTTATGCCTTGATATATCAGCGGCAGAGAAGTCGCTTTATAAAATTCGCGGACTGCGGAGATGCAGTATAAAAAGCGCGAAATATTAAAGGTCAGAGAAGACCGAAAAACGCAAGGAGAATTGATTATGCCTAACATTGACACATCCGTAATAGACGGTTTTGACACGATGAGCGCAGAGGAAAAAGTCGCGGCTCTTCTCGGACTTGATATACCTGAAAAAGTCGACTTATCGGAGTATGTGAAGAAAGAAGTGCTAAATAAAACTTCGTCCGAACTCGCGGCGGCAAAGAAAGCACTGAAGGAGAAAATGACCGACGAGGAAAAGGCTAAGGCTCAATCCGACGAAGCTATGAAAGAACTTCAGGAAAAGTACGATGATGTTTACAGGAAATATTCCATTTCCGAAAACACTGCAAAATATCTCGGACTTGGCTACTCTCCCGAACTCGCAAAGTCCACGGCGGAAGCTATATTCAACGGCGATATGGACGCGGTTCTCGAAAATCAGAAGAAATACAACGCCGAGTGCGAAAAGAGGTTCAAGGAAAACATTGAGCGCGGACTTCACCCGAACGGCGGGAACGGCACTGAAAAAGACAGTCCTGAAATTGCTCTCGCGAAGCAACTCGGCAAGCGTACCGCAGAAGCTAATCAAGTCAATAAGAAAGCACTGGAACACTATATGAAAATTTAAAAGGAGACAAGAAATGCAGGTAAAAGAAACAAAGTCCGGCAAGATGTCAACCATCCTCGCCGCAGACCATTTTATTGCAATACCGATTAAAATCACTGAAACAACCGTATGCAAGGCGGGAGCACCTATCAAAACAGGTGGCAAACTTGCCGTTCAGACATCAGACAGCGGAACTTCCGCAAAGGTAGCTGACGCTATAGGCGTTCTTCTCTATGACGTAGACCCTGCCGTAAATCCGAACGGTGCGCTTCTTATCCACGGCGTAGTAGACAGCGTAAAGGCAAAGGCTTCGAGCGGACTTGACCTTGCCGGTATCACATCATACGTTCCGGGTATCACCCTCAGAAGCGACCTCGGAACAAACACCTGATTTGAAAGGAGTACTGAATAATGAATCTTAGAGATTTTTTCACACCTCGTGCAATTGCGGCTAATTATGAAGAAACAGCTTCAAACAGAATCCCCTATTTTGGTGAAGCACTCTTCCCCGCTATGAAGAAGATGGGACTTGACCTGTCGTGGATTAAAGGCTACGGCGGACTTCCCGTTTCACTTGCTCCGTCCGCTTTCGATGCAAAGGCAACATTCCGCGACCTCGGCGAAATTTCCAAACTTGAAACCGAGATGCCTTTCTTCCGTGAAGCTTATCACATTTCCGAAAAGGACAGGCAGGAACTTCTCAGAGCGGCTGATTCAAACGACCTTTATGCTCAGTCCGTCATCAACCGCGTATTCAACTTCACGGGAGACCTTATCGCTGGCGCTCACGTCGTTTCCGAACGTATGAGAATGGCTCTTCTCTTCCCTGAAAGCGGCGACATGGCTATTTCAATAAAGGCGAACGGCGTAGCTTACGAATATGACTATGACCCTAACGACACATGGAAGACCAATAACTACTCTGCGCTTACTTCTACCGCTCTTTGGTCGGCAACTACTACCGCAGACCCGATTAAGGATTTTGAGGACATGAAAAACAAGGCGGCTGACGTTTCCGGCTCTGAAATCAGATATGCCATAATGTCTTCCGCTACATTCAACCTTCTCAAAGCTACTTCTGCGGTAAAGAACTCTATAATTTCCACTTCTGGCGTAACTCAGACCTACGTAACGGGCGCAAGAGCTGCTGACGCTATCGAGAGCGAGACAGGCATTAGACCTATTATCTACTCAAAGAAGTACAAGAACGAGAGCGGCACAACTAAGTCCTTTGTTCCCGATGGTTATGTATCGTTCATTCCCGAGGGTGTTCTCGGCAACACATGGTACGGTACAACTCCCGAGGAAGCAGACCTTCGTTCTGGCGAGAATGTTGAGGTAAGCATTGTCGACACAGGTATTGCCATCACACGCGCTGTATCTGTAGACCCTGTTGTTACCAATATTTACGCTTCCGAAATCGTTCTTCCGTCATACGAGAGAATGAACGAAGTTGTAACTCTTAAGGTAACTGCCTAATGATTTATCTCACACCCAAATATTCGGTTAATTACCGTGGTGTGTGGCACAATGCGGGAGAAAAGTTTGAAATATCTTCCTCCGATACTGCGGAACTTTCGGCGCACGGAGTGATAACCGAAGAAAAAGAAAAGACTGTGGTAGTAGAAGAAAAACCTAAAACGACGGCAAACACACGCAAGAAGAAATAAGAAAGGCGGGAGAAAATGACTGATATTGAACGCTTGAAAATCAGAACGGAAGAAAGTGACACGCGCATTCTCTATGAGCTGCTTGAAAGCGCGGAAAGTATCATAATCTCCCGCCGTTTTCCCTTCGGGGGAGAAAATGCCGCATTTGAAGAACGGTACAGAGACCTCAAAATACGTATAGCGGAAGATATGTACAACAGAATCGGCGCGGCGGGACAGCTTTCACATTCTGAGAACGGCATTGACCGAAAGTGGGATTCCGAATGGGTATCCGAACAGCTTCTGAACGAAATCATCCCGAAAGTTGGTGTACCGAGATGAGATGTTTGAAAAAGAACAAACGCGAATTTTGGTATGCGCTCTATCTCGGAAATGAGGACGGGAAAGACGAAAACGGACTTTACACGGGAGAACACACTGCGAAATACTCAGCCCCGAAGAAGTACAAGGCTAACATATCGGCGGCTAAGTCTACTTCGACATACGGTGACGTTGCGGTTGAGACGTTTGGCACGGATATACAGTACGACAAGGTAATTGTCATAGACGAGCCGAATTTTGAGATTGACGAACACACCGTATTGTGCATTGACAAGCCTTTAACTTACGACGCGAACGGACGCATGGAATACGACTACATTGTGACAAAAGTCGCGCGGTCGATAAACAGTGCGTCCTATGCGATAAGGCGGGTGGCTGTTTACGGGG